GCATTCTGAGTGCTTAACTGCGCAGCACTAACTACTGATACGGCATTACTTACAGTATTAACATGTGTTTCAACTGATGCAACGGCAGCACTGACTACACTTACTGCATTACTTACTGTGTTTATGGCACTTTGCGCTGCTGCGCTAACGGCACTTATAGTATTGCTTATTGCTGAAATTGCATTGCTTACAACATTAATAGCACTTTGTAAATTGCTTTTTGCACTTGCTAAATCAGCACTAGTAACTGAAACTGAATTACTAATACCATCAATTCTTACGCTTAGAGCATTATCAGCACTGGTCATCTGTGCTGAGTTAGTTGCTACCTGAGCACTAACTGTACTTACTGCATTGCTTACAGTATTAATATGACTTTCTAATGCAGCACTTGCTGCTGTTCTTACAGATATTTCATTGCTTAAGGCATTCCAAGTGCTTAACTGGGCAGCACTAACTACGCTAACTGCATTACTGATTGCGTTATCAGCACTGGTCATCTGTGCTGAGTTAGTTGCTACTTGAGCACTAACTACACTTATGCCATTACCAACTGCACTTACTGCATTGCTTACAGTATTAATATGAGTTTCTAATGCAGCACTTGCTGCTGCTCTTACAGAAATTTCGTTGCTAACTGCATTCCAGGTGCTTAATTGAGCTGCACTTACAACTGATACTGCATTACTGATTGCATTGTCTGCACTGGTCATCTGTGCTGAGTTAGTTGCTACCTGAGCACTAACTACACTAACAGCATTGCTTACAGTATTAATAGCATTAATAACATCTATACCACCTACAACTAGGTTAGAGTTAACATAAAGTTTTTCTCCAATACCTACACCGCCTGCTATTACTAAAGCACCAGAAGTAGTGCTAGAAGATGCAGCAGCATTAGTAACATTAATTCTGCTTGCTGTAGCAATGTTACCACCATTAGTTGTAACTGTTAAATCAATATTAGTACCAGAAGTATTGATACTGTCTGTACCTACTCTGATGTTACCAACCGTAACATTACCAGCTACAGTTAAAGTGTTTGTTGTTTCGTTATATGCAAGATCTGATTCAGATTTTAATGACCCACCTGTGGTACCATATACTACTTGACCTGATGCAACATTACCAATATTGGCACTAAAATTACTTGCTGTTAAATTTCCAACAATAAGATCAGCATAGCCAGATTTGTTTATAGTTCCAGCAGTTGAACCAGTTTCTGTGGTAAAGGTTGCCATAAAACGATCATTAGACTCGTCCCAAGCAAAAGCCACGTTGGTGTCGGTTCCGCGCTCAATTACAATACCAGAGTCTAAGGCAGCAGCTCCTGATTGGCTTCTGGCTAAAACAATTAATGGATCTGCTACTACTGTATTAGTAGTGTCAATAATAGTGGTAGCACCTTGTACCGTAAGGTTGCCAGTAATAGTTAAGTTACTAGGATAAATTAAGTCTAAATCTAATTTTCCAGCAGTAACTGCATTATTTGCCAGTTTTGAACCGATAACTTCTAAGTCGGTAATCTGATTGCGTTTAATTCTTGTTATAGACATCTGAGCTATCCTTGGGCGGTATAGCTTTATTTATTTAAAATGGCATATTAAACGATTCGAGTTTTGTGTACTTTTACAGTATTACCAGTACCAGAACCTACGAAAATTAGCTGGACCGTACTACCTACCATGTCTACCCCTAACGTTCCTAAACTACTAGAAGTATATAAAGTAGAGCTAGAAATGTAAGGATTTGTGCCATTATGTACTACCATGGCGTCAAAAACCTGATGGTTTGACCCGTTGCTTACCTGCACAAAGTACTTGGTACTTCTGTAGCTGGAAGTAGTAAATGTATCTACAATCGTATTACCAGTTCCAGCACTGATTCCGGTCTGATTATAAGTTATACCAGTGCCCGCTGTTAGATTTAAGTTTGAGTCTATTACCAGTCGTTCTGTACCAGCAGTAGTTATACGAACTTTGTTATCGCCAACAGTGTCTTCTACAGTAACTATGGTATTAACCGCTTCGTTTTGTATGGTTGGGCCAAGTCCAACTAAACTAGTATTCAAACTACGAATTTCAACAGTATCGATGCTAGTTGGAGCATCTGCAAAAATAATATCAGCACCGCTTAAGGTATAAGCTACCCCTGGTAACTGCATTACACCGTTTAGTGTTACAATGTAGTTTTCAACTGGTACTGTTTGACTTGCCGTAAAGGTAGTAGTACTGTTATCGCCCTGGTAAATGTCTAAGCTCATTAAACCTGTTGTTGGGCTGGCATTTATCCAGGTTGCACCGTTGTAATATTCTAGGTATCCTGAACTGGTATTATATCTGACATATCCAGCAGTTGCACCGGCTGGTCTAGATCCTTCAGGACCAGCAGGAATTAAAATTGCAGTATCAGTATTAATATCCACAATACCATAGTTATTAGGCTGAATTACTACATTGCCGTTAGTATTAGCATTACTTAATGTATCTGTTGTAATGGTTAACGAAGCAGCTTCTAATCTGCTAGTTGCTGTAATTGTACTGGCATGTATGTTACCTGATACACCTAATCCGCCAGTTACCACTATTGTGCCAGTTGAAACATCTGCGCTAGGAGTATTGCCAGTAAAACTGTAAGTTGCGCCACTAAATGTCTGGCTGCTAGTCATAATTACACTAACATGATTGCTTACTACATTTATAGCACTTGCTAGGTTGTTATTAACGCTTGTTAGCTGCGCACTAACTGCGCTGACTGCATTACTTAGTTTAGTATCTATGCTTGCTAGATTTGAACTTATAGCACTAATTCTGTTGTTAGTGCTAACAACAGCAGCACTCACTGCACTTATAACATTGCTTAAAGCATTGTCTGCGCTGGTCATCTGAGCAGAATTAGCTGCCACTGCTGAAGTTAAAACACTTATGGTATCTTTGATGTTCATACCTGCTACATTTAATGTAGCACTAACATATAAACTTCCACCTACGCCAACCCCACCTGCTACAACTAAAGCACCTGAACTAGTAGTTGACGAGGATGTGGTGGCTGAAACATTAATATTACTAATAACTTGAACATTTGCACCTGCTACTGGACTCAGAGTTAAATCACCAGAAGTGGTGCTTACATTACTTATTATGGCTTTGGATGTGCTAATATTGCCAGCGTTTAGGTTTCCAGAAACTACTACAATTCCAGAGCCATTTCCTGACAAATTTAAGTTTGCACTAGCAATTAATGGGCTAATATTGCCTGAATCTAGTACAATATTACCAATCTGAGCATTGCCTGTGATATCAAGTACATAGGCAGGAATAGCATTACGGATGCCAATACGATTAGTCGTAACATCAAAATATAGTAAATCGGTTTCAACACTTAAGTTTATGCCCTGTCGTTCCAGATTGCTCTGGAGCATAGGGCCGCTAATTCTGCCTATAGCCATTTCAGGTATCCTTAGCTATATTTAGCTTGATTAGCTAGCGTATCCGTGTAGCAGAACGATAGTATGACCAAGTGGTGGTGGGCTGGTGAAAGTAATGGTTGTAGAGCCATCAAAAGTAAATGCTACACCAGGATTTTGAAAAACGTTGTTGATAAAAACTAAAACTGCCTTTTCCTGTCCAGCAGTATAACTAAAACTCATTGGACTAAAAGTTAAGGTAGAGCTGTCACCAGTAAATGTGTCTTTAGTTATAGTAGCAGCACCTGCCGTTCTGAGTGAACTCCAAGTACCATTGATATATGCTTCTAAAACATTAGTTGTAGTATTGTACCGAATCTGACCATTTGAGCTTGCACTTGGTCTCAGAGTAGTAGCCCCGCCTGGTATTTTTGCGGTAGTTTCGCCTACTTTAATCTTGGTATTTTTAAGGCTGCGTCCCAAAATTAAACTCCAACGTAACTTACAGTAGCAGTCACTGAAGAAGCTGAGCTGCAATTTGCGGCTAGTGCATCATTAGTGCCTAAAATTAACTTTTCAACATCCATGATGTAGGTGTCGGCTGCGGCAATAGTTAATGTTTTGTAAATCTGATTACCGGCTCCGTATGTTCCTGAAGCTGGAATAGCCCAGACATTTATAGTTACATCCCCTGCGCTAGTATTACAAAAATATACTGTGCTCACTACAGTATTTCCTGAACTTGCATAAATGTTACCAGGTGTTGATGAGTTTGTTAATTGTGTACATTGTATTGTCATGTTAATTCCGTTATAGTATTAATCCAAATAATACGGCTTTGCTTTTGCTTACTAGTTCATCTGATGCAGTTGCATTAACTACATACACACCTGACCCGCCGTTGTTAGGTGCTTTAGCATAAAGTTTATTGTAGCTACTTAAGCTACTTGGATCTGATCCCTGATTTTGCAGAGTTAAAACATCATCTAGTTTAACTAACCCAGATCCATCTGCATCAATAACAATGTTTCCATTGCTTGCACTGGTTATTTTATGTCCGTTTACATCTAAGTCGCCGCCCAATTGGGGGCTAGTGTCGTCTACAACATTACCTAATCCACCTGAAGTAATAGGGTTCCAGGTAGAACCATCATTAGTTAATTCCCAACGAGTTAAACTTTCGTTCCATCTAAATCCAGTGTTAGATAAACTACCGCGTTCAATTTCAATACCTGAATAGCCCAGGGTAACGCCTGCGCCGGCTTCACCAGAATTTAATACAATAGTATTGTCTGAAATTAAGCTGTTTGTAGACTCTACACTAGTGGTAGAGCCAATTACGACCAAATTTCCAATTACATTTAAATTGGTTGTTGTAACCACTACGTTTCCGGCAGTAGTGCCAGAACCGTTTACTGTGGTTATGTTATAATCGCCCTGAATTCGTTTATTAGTAGACATATTAGTTATTTATGATGGTTTGGAATTTAGCCAAATCCAAATGTTCTAAATTTTCTTGCTGTTTTAATTTATTAGGTATCAACGCATTTTCTGGTATAACTCTATGATATCTTACTTTTGGATGATGTTTTATAACTGTTAGGGTCTGATCTACCCAGTTTCCGTAATAAGTCTCTGCATCTGAACTCTTTTTGTAATGTGCAGTATCCGCATACATATTATTAAATTTACTGCTTACTCCAGAGTAATCAAATCCTAAAATGTAAATAGTTTTAATATTGCTTATGGCTGATGCATAGCTTAGTGCAATGGGCCCTGAACTGTATCCATAATTTAAAGTAATTTTTTTAGCCCCAGATTCTGGAAGCGGTTTACGGGTGTAAAATTCGTTAATTTTAGCATAACCAGATTTTTGTATTTCCTGGCTAATTCCATCGTCTGTAGCAATCAAAACATCAGGAGCAAAATCTCTGTATAAAGCATTACACCCGTAAACTCTGCCCAGAGTTTTCAGTTTGTCTAAATCTATGCCTTTTCGGCTGGTTCCATTTCCGAGTACGAATGCTATAGCCATAAAAAATCCCTGAGTATTTACCCAGGGATTCTTGTTAGCACCTAAAACTGATTAGGCAGCGTCTACTCGTACAAAGGCTGTAGTACCAGCAGCTTTATCTGTAGCATAATCATTATTTGTTGTTGCAGCAGCTAACCAATAACGAAACTTGTCTGCGGGTGTTGAAAAATCATACACCCATTTGTTGGTAATGCGACTTGCATAAAATGTTGAAGCGTCTTGTTTAGTTACAAGAATACTCATTTCATTTGCACCCAATGAACCAGATGCTTTATTTGCTAGTGTACAAACGCCAACTAGTGTAACTGTGCCTGATCCTGCACCAGCGGCTTTGGCTACAAAAATACCACCAACTTGTGCGTTGGATTTTGATGCGCCAACGGCCACCCAGTCGGTTGTGCCTACAGTTAAAATTCTATAAATGCTACCAACGACCATATCCTCGTCATTAATAGCTGTACCGCTAGTAACTAGGAATTTCTTTGCACCTTTCTGAGCTAAAATTGAACCAGCAGCGGCTGCTTGTGCTCCAATTTTAACATATGGTCTAATAGTGTTACCCGTCTGACTTGTCATACCGCCAGTACCACCAACATTATTACTGCTTATTAAGGTTGGAGACACAAATTTGTCGCGCACCTGTGCGTCTGTAGTAGGGGTATGTGTAATTTTTAATTTGTTTGCCATTTATTTTCTCCTTGTGATTAGCGTTCTAGGCTACTCGAAGTGGTGCTCCGAGAGTTCAGCTGAACATTATTATTTATGAGATTTTTGTAATAATGATAGTAGCAGATGTTCCTGCATTATTGTGATTACACTATTGGCTTCTGTAATCTTTTCTGTATAAAGTCTCTTGCTGCTTACAGACCCAGTCCTGGTATAATTACGACGATGCTCGCTAGCATATTTAAGGATGTTGTCTACCGCCTTGAGTAATGTATCGAATTCTCTGTAATCCTTATACATATGATTCATCTGTGCTGTTTTTAACTTGTAGCGTAAGTCGTACCAGTCTTCTATTTCTGCTATCTGAATAGTTGTGATGTCTGCATCCATATAAATATTTACATACAAGGAGAACCCCTATGGAATTTGATTTTGATTTCACACAAGAAAAACTAGCAGCCTGTTTACCCCGTAACAAGGATCCCGAAGGCTGGTTCAACATTATGTATGAAACTCTACAAAAATACGATATTAGCACCAGAGAAAGAGTAGCTGCTTTCATAGCACAAGCCGGACATGAAAGTGCTGAGTTTACAATTTTAAAAGAAAACTTAAACTATACTGCTGAATCACTTCACAGAGTTTGGCCAAGCCGTTTTCCTACATTAGAAGCAGCACAACCTTATCACAAAAATCCAGAAAAGATTGCTAACAAAGTTTACTCAGCTCGTATGGGCAATGGCGATGAACATTCTGGTGACGGTTGGAAGTTCCGTGGCCGCGGTGCTATTCAGTTAACAGGTCACGATAACTATAAGGCATTTGCTGCATCAGTAGGTATGAGCATTGATGAGGCAGTAGCTTACTGCGAAACTAATCAGGGTGCTTTAGAAAGTGCTTGCTGGTTCTGGCAAAAAAATAACCTGAATCAGTTTGCTGATACTGGTGATATGACTACGTTAACTAAACGCATTAACGGTGGTACATTAGGTTTAGAAGATCGCACTAAGCATTACAAACATGCCATGGAAGTTCTATAACGCATGGGCATGACATTGCTAGATGACAATATCAAAAGTTTAATTGTAAACTTTGATGATGACACTTGCGAGGCTGGGTTCATTTTAAGAGAACTCAGCCGCAATGCCTTTGGTGCTAGACCGTTGGACCGAGTTAAAATGACTGAGGCTTTGGAAAAAGTTTGTGCTGAAGCAAAACCTATAGCTTTAGAAGTTATATATGCTATAGAATGTATTACTGCTAACAACTAATTATTTCATTTGTTTTGTAATAAGTTTCATAAACTCTGGTCTAAAAAGTCTAAGATAATTTTGCTCTAGTCTACCAGAGTTTTGGATAAAGATTTTTTTAAGATCTAATTTACTTAGTCGCAATAATTCAGCATGTATGGCATAAGTTTTTGGTACAAACCCTTCTATTTTATCATAGCTATGATCTATGATATCATCAAACATATCAAATCCGAGATCTCGCATAAATTGTACAGCGCCAGTCTGCGCACACATTAAGAACATCTGTCTGCATAATAAAGGTTTTGTAGTTTTTTCAGTTAAAATAGGTGCATCACAATGCACATACAAGTCTATAAAATCACAACTTGTTTCTGTAACTAAATTTATATAGGTATCAGTATAGGCTAAATGTGTTACACCATGATCGTTTTGTCCGCTATATCCATCCTCATACGGACTGTAAGGAACTAAATGCCTAATCTTACCAAAAATGTTTGCAATATGTGGATCATTGCATTTATTCATCATCCTATCTAGATTATCATTATGTTGTTCAGGTGTAAGATCACTATACATAGCCTTACCCCAAAAACTTATGCAACTGTCTGTAAAATAATCAGCTTCATGAAACAGGCAAAAATTCATTAGTCTATGTGGTTTTAATTCTCTGTTTAAACAACTAAATTTAAATCTTCGTTGAGCTTTAGGAGTAAAGTTAACTAATGGATAAACAGCCATAAACCAAAATGGGCAATATATTATATCTGGATCAGTTTTGTACCAATAAGTAAAATCACAAGTTAATGCTTTAACATTAGTGTTTGTTTTTCTTATTTCCATAAGAACGTCTAACCAAGGATCCTTTTCCACCATAATTGGATCATAACTAGCATCTACCCAGATTTCTGTGGCATTTGCAATTTCTTCTAGAGTTGGTGGTTGGACATTATTATTAGCTATACCTATAAAACTTTTAATGTCTGTGTTTAAAATATGATGCAAATTATTTGCTTCACAATATTTTTTTAGTCTGTACATATTAATTTCCGTAAATTAGATTAGGATGAGAATCGAACCATTGTTTTACTACATCGTATTCAGCACCAAAATGCATATTAAAAACTAATCTAAGTTCATTATTTCGTACTCCATGAGGATTCTTTGTTGATAATAGCCAAGGTTGGTCAGTTATGCTAGGATAAGTAAACTCCTGATTTAAATATTTGACGTAAGTTTCAGCATTGGTTGTATTAATAGGATAATTTAATGCTGTAGGATAGTGGTTAAAATCTGTATGTTCTGCTGCATTGCTATTAAGTACACTAATTAGCCAGGTTGGATTAAGATCTGACATATCAGCTAACATTTTAGGTAACCAGGTTAAATGTTTTTCCAACAATTTACTGTGGACCATGAACCAATTTTCACTTATATGATGATGTATAACGCTGCCATGGTTACCTAAATCATAAAATGTAGCGTTGCCATAGGGTCTAATTTCACTATGATGTGTTTTTGATTTTTCTATGATAGTGTTTACCATAGTCACAACTTTTGACCAATCCTGGATAATTTTTAAATCCACAGGACTAACAGGGTTCTGATACATTATTTTTTAAACAGTAATTTAAAATGTGACCAGTAAGGATTGTTTGTTATATGCATGCCACCTTTGATTACTCTATCTGGATGCATGTTAGGTTTTAATTTGGGTAACTGAGTCCAGTGCAAGCTAGGAGTATTATGATGTTCCTGGTGATAACCGGCGCCAAATCCTATAATGTTATACCAGCAACTATAAATTCCTATGCTATCCTGAGTTGTGTCACCTCTGCGATCTAATACTGTCCAGTGTTCTCCATAGCTGGTCGCATTGTTTAAAAAATGAGACATGAAATATACTAATGCCATGTAAATTCCATATCTAAAATCTAATACAAATATACTTAAAAGATATAAATTAAAAGCCCATTGTTCACAAATGATTTTAGTTTTATTAACAGGTTTAGAATAATTAGGTATTTTTAACATACCAACAAAACTATCCAGAGTTATTCTAATACAATAACTCCAAAAGTTTTCTATCTCTCCGTTTTTGCCATGTAAAAAAACTGACATAGGATCTTTAGTTGCACCGTCTACAGGTTTGTCGTTTACATATATGTGATGTTTTAAATGACAGTATTTCCAAGCCTGATGTGGTATACTACCAATCATACTTAACCATATTTCATATATGATGTTTGTAGTTTTGTTATTAAAAGTAGGCCAATGACTGTGATGGTGTAAAGGGCCGTTTAATAAATTTGTAATTAGCCAACCATGTACAGGTAAAAATATTGCTAATATCCAAAAATTAATACCGAACCCTATTAGTAAAAATGGCAAACCAGCCATTAAAATGGTATAAAGTATTAGATATAAATCTTTCCAATTATATTTGAATAAAGGCTTAGTCATGCTTGTATTTATTTTAAGTTTGGTAACCAAAAAATATCAATTACTAAATATTCAGATGTTATACTACTACATTATGGTAGATCCAGATAAGCCTAATAAATGTAAATTGGGCATAACTACTGATCCACTGAGCAGAATAAAAGCCTATAAAACGGCTGCACCAAACTGTTATTTTATGGAAACGTATACTATTCCACACAGAATGCACGAAAAACGGATTCTAGCGGTAGTTAAAAAGGTAGCTAAAGTTCAGAGTGAGTATGTGCATTGTACTCCACATTTAATCAAAAATATAGTTGAAAGTTACTTTTTAGATAACGACATAAAATACTAAATTTTTACTGTAAAATATACACTATAAATATTCATGCTCGTGTAGCAATCTTGTCCTGCATAGGGCGGGACTTGAACGACACACACATACACAGGAGAAAAACATGAGCAAAACACCTTACGAGATCCGTCTCGAACTTTTAACTTTGGCTAAAGAAATTCTTCAAGCGCCAATCTACGAAAAACGCAGTCAACTCAGCGACGAATATCATTCTAAGCTAACTGATGCTAACCGCGAAACTTTACCGTTCCCAACCGTACCTGATTTTCCGTCAACAACGGACATAATTAGCAAGGCTGAAGAACTTAATAAGTTTGTAAGCGGAAATTAAGAAGAAGCCCCGCAAGGGGCTTTTAAGTGAGCCTTAGGGCTTTCATGTTTTTAGCCGTAGTATCAGGATGTATGTCACCAGTTAAACTAGAACTGTATCTAGGATCATTTTTCTGACTTGCGTTGGCTATGACGCCAACAGCTTCTTCTGGTGTTTGTACTTTAGCTAGTTGTGTTTGGCGGTGTTTTAACCCTGCCATATTAGGATTAATTCCTTTGGTTACTTGTTTTACTGTAGCCTTTTCAAAATCTTTAACTTTAGGTGCTACTCTGTTTTTCCAGAACCATTCTGCTACTTTAGCTGCAATTTCTGGTTGTGCTGCCAAATCTGGATTGTTCGCTAAATCTACGCCTATGGCCCTGCCTACTCTGGTATAATTATCCCGTCCAGTTAACTGTATGTAACCTCTGCCTTTAAATCGTTCACCATCACCTTTAACTTTATTGCCTAATATCTTAGCTTTGTTTTTGTTTTTTTCGTAACGATTTTTAAAATATTCTGGTGTTCCTCGTTCTATCATACTAGTAAAGTTACGAGTTTCATGAGACATTTGTGATATAAAATGTTGTAATTCTGCACCTGACATACCAGCGTTAGTAGCGTGTTGAACCAGATAAGTTTTTAATTCTTCAGGAGTACTTGGAGTGCGTACTTGTTGTGTTGGTTGTTGCACCTGAGGTTGGGCTTGTGATTGGGCTTGTGGTTGAACTTTTTGTATGCTTTGTGTAGGTTGTACGCCAGGAGTTATATCATAAGAAATATCTTTGTTCTTAGAACCAAATCCTCCCATAGCTAGACCACCTGCAACACCTAATGCAGCTAGACCACTTTTCCAACCTTCGTCTAGGTCAGCTTCTGTAATAAATTCTGAAGCTCTCATTTTTTAGGGTGTCTACCGCCACACTTTGGGCATTCGTCTTCTAGGTACATTTTAATCTCCATGTATTATTTATAGTCAACAAAAAACCCCTTGCGGGGTTTTTTGACCTTCCCATCCCTGGGTAATATTCTCGGATTAAGAGAATGCTAGGTTTTGTACGTCGATCTCACCAACATAATCTCCAGCATTACCAAGAGATGATGATGTGTTAGTTAGCTCAATGTAACCATATCTGGTCATAAAGCCAACTACTGGTTCGAAGGTGCTTGGATCTAGAACAACACCGCTGCTCATCAATGGAACGTATGGGCAGTAGAATGCTGCTGCATCTGCTTCGCTTGAACCTTTGTAACCAACTAGTACTGCTTTGTCGTCGGCAGCATAGCTGTCAACGTATACACGCATAGCACCGTTTAGTGTACCAACAAACTTGGTGTTTGTTGGAGCCTCGAAAGTACCTTCAGTGGTACGAGCGAATGCTGAGGTGGTTGCGCTCTGCAGAACAGTTAATGCAGCTGAGCTAACAACAGCCCAGTTACCAGCGCCACGACGTGTACGCTGAGCAATCTTGTTTGCAGTACGGTTGATTAGAACTGCCAAAGCGGCATGCTCGTCACCAACGAATGTAGCGGTACCAGAAACTGATGATTGGTCGTAGGTGAACTCGGTTGCTGCTAGACTACGCAAGCTACCTAGAACTTCCTGATCGATTTCAGCGGTAATTTCTTGTGCCAATGCTGCCATGATTTCGGCTTCAACATCAAGGCCGTGCATAGCTTGTGCATCCTGAGCAGCTTCGAATGTCCAGCGAGCTGATAGCTTGCGGGTCTTAGCTTCTACAACTTGCTTTAGGATTTGCACGTTGATCTTACGACCTGGTGAACCTTCTAAAGCGGCTGTGCTATTAGCACGAGCAGTTGTGCTATCGCCAGAATAAGCAGTAGCAATTTTGAATGGGCTTAGTGCTTCTTCACCGGCTGTTACGTCGGTGTCGTATGCACTGGTATCATTCAATGTTTCTGCATAACGAACACGCAGAGTGTGGATCTGTGCAACAGGTCCGGTCATTGGCTGAACGCCAACGATCTCGTTAGCAATTACTGTTGGCATTACACGACGGATTACTGGAAGAATAACGCGATTTAAGCTAGCAACGTTTCCTGCGGAAGTTGCGCCAGCTGATGCGGTTTCTACCAAGTGTCTTTTGGTGTTTTCCAAAATAATTGCCATTGTTGTGCGACGTGAACCATTAAGACCTTCTAACAGGGCTTCCTTGGTTTCGCCCCAACGGCTTTCAAGTAGTTGTTGTGTCATTTTTTTACTATCTCCTTAGTTTTATTACTTAAGCCCTGCTAGACGTTTGATGTCCACGACATTATTGTCATTTGTCTCAACCGCGGTTGCAGTTTTATCACCGGTGCGTTCAACTCTGCTCTCTGCTAGTACAGATTTGCCTGTGGCAACCTGACTTGGCTTGGCATTGTTCAACACGGCTGGTAGATACTTGTCAAATGCAGACTTTAGCTTAGGTGTCTGCACGTTCTCTAAAAGCTCACGCATTAGATTAGCTTTGTCCTTGGTTAGTGTGGTGCAAAGTTCATCCACAGTCTTTTGACGAGTTACATTTTCAGTAATCATCTTAATTTCTGTATCTTTGCTTTCTACTAACTTAGATTTTTCAACTGCTTCTGCTTTAGCTTCTGCAATTACTTGTTCCTTAGCTTCTAATACTGAGCGCAATTTCTTGATCTCTGCATTTTCGTTAAGGTGTGTGATTGCAAACTCTGAAGCAAATGCTTCGAAAATTCTACGGCCAAACATATTCTCACGAGCTTCTTTGATGTCAGTTTTGAACTGTTTGAGTTCAGCTTTGAGGTTTGTGGCTACTGATTCCTTAATCATTGCAGCACTACGTTTGATCATGTTCTTCTGAACACTCTCTAGTGTAGTTTTTGCATTGGCAAGCAGTTTAACTTTAGTCTCAGCCAATTCTTTCTTGTCCTGACCAAAGTCCTTGATTTCCTCAGCCAGTTGACGAATAACAAACTTGTTCAATTTTTCAATTGCTTCTGTTTGTGTCTTACGATCTGATCTGAGTTCAACAATTTCTTCTGCTAGCTTGTTTGTTAGGAACTGGTTAAACTTGCGGCCGGTTTCTGAAACATGTTGTTTAAATGCAACACGGTCTTCAGATAGCTTACGCTTTTCTTCCGCAAATTCTACTAGTTCTGTCTTAAGGCTTTCAGTGACCATTTTGTCCAAAGCTTCAACCATTACAGATTTATCATGTTCATAACGGCGAGCAAACTCTTCACGCAATTCAGCTTTCGCTGCATCACGAGCTTCACTTAGCTTAACATCCCAGGCTTCCTGGATTGCACGCTTAGTGTCTTCGTTCACAATACCGCTATCGATTAATGGCTTGATAGCTTCTAACATTAAATGTTCTCCTTAAATTTTTAGATCTTTGATAAGTCTCAACACTGAGTCTTGCAAATATCTCTGTACCTTTGAATCGACGCTGGCTTGTCCGGATTTCTCCTTTAAAACCTCGAGTACTCTGTGTCCGTTCTTCATGTTCAAAAGCCCTTCATATATTGGCTTAGGAAATGCATTAGGGGCACTAGGTTGCGCCACTACATCTACCGTAATAATCTCAAAATCTGAAACTTCACCGGTTCCTTCATTTACATTACCGGATCCTCTGGAACTAACACCTAACTTCACACCACCTTGAAGCATGGTCTGAACTAAATTACCCATAGGAGTTTTTAAAATTTTAAGTTTACCAAAACCGTTAGGACCGTCCATCCACATGTTATCAATCATGAGACAAACACGATCCAGGTTAATTTTTAGATCATCAGGATGGTCAACTTCACCTAAAACTGAATATCCTTTTTTGATCTGTTCGTTAATAGCATCGACTGCGATTTTTATCTGAACTACAGGATATACTCGATCGTTTTGATTACGAACGCCACCCTGAATACAGATGCCCTTTAAATAAAGATCCTTTCCTTCGCCAGTGCTCTCAGTTACGATCTGAGCCTGGTCAAAGGAAAGGGATTCTCTCAGTAATACAGTCATGCTACTGATTAGGACTCTATGCTACGCTTGTTAACACCGCTTGGCTCGGATGTTGTTGGCTTGCTAGCACTTACTGGGCTACCTGCCTTACCACCTGGGACATTGCGGTTGCCAGAACTGATAACTTGTGCCTTGTCTGCGCTAGCAGGGCGTGTGCCATCTTGATTCTGATTTCCACCTTTGCTTGAAACAGCCTTGCCACCCATGTCGTTCTTACCAGCTACTGGTGATTTGGTGTTTTTCTCGCCTTGGTTTTCACTCTTTGAACCGGTTCCAGCCATCTTACCTGATGGGTTTGACTGTCCAGTATCAGCAACTTTTTCAACGTATTCACGCATCAAAGTGTTTTCCATTTCCATTTCGTCGCCAGCTTCGTCTCCGAAGTCAGGATCCATGTTACCGTCATTGTGCTCTTCTTCACCAGCTTCGTCAGCCATTAGTGAATCAAACTCAGCTTTTAGTTCGTCTAAAGCGTCTTCTAGATCCATAACACGATCTTCTAACTCTTCAGTTTCTTCGCCTTCGGCATCATCCATGTCGTCCATGTCGTCCATGTCATCCATGTCATCCATGTCGTCCATGTCGTCCATGTCGTCTTCTTCAGCATTGTCTACGTCAGTCATCATATCGGTGACTTCGTCTTCTGAAGCTTCTTCAACTGGTGCGTTTTCTTCGTCAGCAGTAATACCGTCTGCTATCTCTTCATGGTCCATGTGCTCCATGCTTTCCCAGATTTCGCGGCTTTTTGCAACCACGATGTTGTGAAATAATTCTTTTGCTTTTTCAGTATCATCAGAAATGATGTACTCTACTAACTTTTCGTAATTCTTGTCCATGTAATATTTCCTTTCATATAGCATTGACTGTAATGATATTTACAGCGTAGTTAAAAAAACACGCTCAAATGCTATGATTTCAGAGCATTCTGAAAGAATTACATGCCTAGGCCAGCACCACCTGCGGCAGCAGCAGTACCCATACCATACTGCTTTTGAATGGTTTCCAACTTTTGTTTCATTTCGATCTTGCGCTGATCGTTCATAAGTCGGAGTTTGTTGATTTGTTCAAGTGTAAGACGAGTTTTGCGTGTGTCAGACATCTTTAACTGACTATTGTCGTTAGCAGCATCATAACGAGCATCAACTTCAACATTTTCAAAAAGGTCTTGTATGAACATAGTATAGTTATTTACACCAAAATGGCAATTATAGGCCTGGTGGTGCTTGTGTGGTTGGTGCTGCGCCTGGTTGTGGTGCCGTTGGAACTCCACCACCTACAGGAGAACCACCTTCAGGAGCAGCTTCACCCTCTCCAGTTGGTATAGGTGCTAATGCTTCAACATCACCCATATCAGATTGAATTCCGCCTGGTGTTATACCAACACTACGCAATCCAACATCACCAGCAGCCATTTCTTCAGAATCGCCTTTTTCTTCAGCCCACATACTGTCGTTTTCTGCCATTTCTTCTTCAGTTAATCCTAGATAACGCTTGAGTAGGAATCGCTTGCTCAGATATGGATATTGTTCTAAGCTGGTAAAGGTAGTAACACGAGCCTGATCAACTTCAGCTTGTTTATATGAAGCAAAGTTTTGTGGGTCATTAAAACGCAAATCAAATACGCCAGCATCTATGTTAATGCCTCTCCAACGTATGAACATCTTAAATTCGTCATTTAACTTGTCTACAATCATGTTTTGCAGACGTTTACAATACTGGTTAAAACGCCATTCTTGTATGAGTGCTGTGCCTACTTTACCATCAGTTACTGACTGTGAACCATCTTCTGGACCAGTTGGTAAGTATGAACTAGGTATACGCAATCCCCTGAACAATTTATTTGTAAAGTATCTAAGGTCGTCAATCTCACCTAGGTTTTGTCCACCTGGCAATGGCTCAACACTAGAGCCACGACCAGTTTCACCGTTAAAGGGAAAGAAATAGTCTTCGTTGATGCTAAGTGGATTGTAAGTTGCATCCATCATGTTAGTACCACCACCAGTTTGCGTAGGAATACGACGCTGATGTACTTCGTTCTTAACACGCTCAACGAAAGCCATGGCTAAATGGCTAGGCATGTTACCGACGTCAATTTTAAACACTCTGCGCTCTGGTGCTCGCTGTATACGATAAATTAAAATAGCATCTTCAAGTAATTCTTTTTGCTTGAACACCTTAAAGATTTGTTCTAAAATACTATTACCAAATGGCCAGTTTACATCTAAACCTTCTGTTAGGCTAAGATGTAATATGTGTTCAGCACTAATAGCCATTTCATTTTGTGCATGGGTAAAACGACCACCACCTGCATAAGGGGTATTGGGCTGTACATAAGAACCATTTGCACCACCAGTTTGTGGATGGTTCATAAAGGTATCTGATGTAGTAACTTGTGTGGCTGTTAAATTTTTAAAGTTAGGGTTAATCTCTTTAAGCACATATTGCTCAGGCTCTTTGCCCTTGCTTTCATTTACAATAACTTTAGTAACTTTGGACATTTCAACCCAGAACAATTCAAATGTTTCTGGATCTCTGAGAAATACTTGGTCGCCGTATTTTAGGGTGTTACGAACAAGTTTAAATGCTCGTTTGTCTAATTGGTTAAGTGCTACCCATTGTTGTAATTGTTCTTTAAGGATTTTAAGTTCACGGTCAGTTGGAACTTCCTTAAACACTAAATCAAATGGTGTTTGATTTTCTATATTAACCTGAGTACAAAACTCTGACAATACATCTAGTGCAGCGTTTACTTCAGAATCCATGTCCATTTGTTCGTATTGATTGTAACGCTCAACACGATTAGGATGCCCTACATAAATTTCAGGTAGTTGATACTGATAGTTTCTGAAGCTGAAATCCTGACTCTGAGCACTACTACTAAGTGGGCTCACATTGTTGATTTCAACTACTTTAAAATGTTTTTTCCAGCTCAAAGTCTTTGTCCTATTGTAGGGTATTTAGTGTAGAATCAGGATCAAACTTTTAGTTTGGTCCAGATGTCTAATATATCATTACCCTGTGGTTTTGGTGCAGCAACGGTTTCTGGCTTTGCTTCTGCCACTTTAGGCTGTGCTATATGTTCTGGCATGCTTAAGAAACGTTCAAACACTTCTAAATCTTTAGCATATGATTCAGATATTTTTCTCTTTTTAATCATTTGTTTTTTCATTTCTTCTCTGATTCCCTTATCAGCAGCCCGCTTAATGGCAAGTTTATCTGAAGCAGTTTGTTGGAAAGCTGGTTTAGCTTTGGCTGCATCTGCTGCGGCTTTAATAGCGGCATCAGTATTTGCTGTTGCTTGATTAGCTTGTGCAGTTGTTTGCATTTGCTGTATAGCTTGTTGTTGTTGGGCTTGTGCTGCTTGACGAGTTGCTTGTGTTTGCTGTCTTACCTGATTTAAATCAGCTTCAGTACCTTGTGGTTGTTGAGCGGCTGGTGGTTGCTGTTGCGCTGTTGTTGGTGCAGGTTCGTCATCGGCATCGTCTGCTACAGGCAATTTTAAAAGTTCATCTTTAACAGCTTGTTGATTTTGCGGAGTCATTTTATCAAATTCTGCTTTTAAATCATAAACAGTCTTTTGTTCAGCAGGTGTTGCTGCCTGAGCAGGTTGTGCTGCAGGTGTTGCTGCCTGAGCAGGTTGTGCTGCAGGTGTTGCTGCCTGAGCAGGTTGTGCTGCAGGTGTTGCTGCTTGTGCTGCCTGATCAGATGTAGTTGCTGTTGCAGCAGTTGCAGGTTTTGCAGTTACAGCAGTAGGTTTTACGGGCGTTGTGCCAGATGCTTTAGCTGCATCTGTGCTACCTGAACCAATTACCTTTTCACCACCACGCATGATTGCAGGGCTAGGACTAGTTGTAGCTGGTGCTGCGGCTGGTGCAGGTATTGCTGGTAATGCAGCAGATGGTATACCTACTTTTTCAGTAGCTTGTTTTATAACTTCAGGATTTATTTTAAAATCTGTTTGTAAGAGTTGCATAATTTTATTGCTATCAGTAGGGCTACCTGCATTTTTCCAGGCAGTCATAAGTTTGTCAGCAGTAACTTTGGTTGTTAAATTTTTACCTACAGTAGCAAGTTTATTAGCAGCGGCACCTGCTGCCCCTTTTACTTTGTCCCACATACCGGCTTCTGTCACTATGGTAGTAAACAGAAGTTTTACACCAGATTCAGTTAGATGTATACCACCTTTAGGTTTACCTAGACTTTCATTTAAAGCCCAGGCCATTATGGTTGTATCACGGTCAATATGCTCTCTGGTTAATTGAACCTGACCGACCATAACAGCTTTATCAATTAGAGCCTCTGGACCAAGCGGAAGTCGGCCGCTTAGACCAAGTTGGTCTACAGCAGATTGTGCTGCATATCTTAAGCTCATAGAATCAGTTTTGCCTGAAGCAATAGTATCCCGAACTGCTTTTAGTGCAGTCTGATAAACTTCTTCCCTAGGTGTTAATGAATCCAAAGGAATGTTGTTGGGTAAACCTGATGCCATTTTAGCATCAATAGGATTTGGTTGTCCTTTAACTAAATCACCTAGCTTACTTGCACCATAAGCCATTGCACCTGTAGCTGCACCTTTACCTACGGCTGTACTAAACTTTTCACCTTGTAATAGTTTGTCTACCATTTTAAACAAACCTAATGCTACTGCCCCACCTGCACCTGCACCAGTAATACCAGCAGCAGCAATCAGAGCAGAATAAATTAAACTTTGTGCTATGGGATGAGCTTTAGCAAAATCACGATACTTTTGTACATACTTCATTACACCATCATCACCGCCTGTGGCTTGTTTAAGTTTTTCAGCAGCCTGATCATATAATGCATCTACATTTTTAACTGGACCTGAATTTTGTACTTTACTAACTAAATCGTCATAGGCTTTTTTTACTGCACCAGCAGCATCCATGCCTTTGCCTAGTAGGGTGCGATTGCTACCACTGGCTGTTCCAGTTGTTTCTATTTCTTGAAATAATTTTTGAATCTGATCAGCAGTAAGTTGTGCTTCTGCTAATTTACGACCAGCACTTTCCCAGAGCTGGACACTTTTAATTTCGGATTTGTTTAACCCTTCGTACAAGTAAAATGTTTTAAATTCGTTAATGAGCATAATTATATTCCGAGAGCTTTTCGTAATGACTTTTTATCGGCTGGTTTTAATTTTTTAAAAAAGTTTATCCAGGTTGCAACATCCATGGTTGTTGGTACAGGATTTGCTTGTTGTGGACTAGACTGCGCTGTTTTGTCTGGTTCTGCACTAGTATTTTGCTTTGTATCTGCTGACGATTGTGTTATAGGTAAACCTGCATTATATGCGCCAACTTCTGCTCTAATAAATTTTAATACGCTATTATTTCCTAAATCCGCTGGAATTTTGGTTCTGACACCACCAAATCGTTGGGTTATCCAGGCTTCTAAATTTTTAGGTTCTATAGGTTGTCCAGATGCTTTTAATCCTGCCATAACCTTTGCCCAGTCCTGGAACATACGGTCAGCAGTCATATTAGTTGCTTGTTTAGCTTGGATTTCACTTTTTGCTGCGCCATAACCAGATGCAAATCCTTTGAAAAGGTTAGCTCCACCTAAGCCAGATGCAGCTCCTGATACCCCAGCACCAACTTTTTTGACAAAGTCTATGGGTCCTTCATTTAAAATATCTTTAGATTTCATAATTTGTCCGGATTATCTAATATTTATGACATACTTTGTAGAATATCATTATTGACCGCAACACCATCTTTTAAGGTTTTAACCATGTCATCAAACTTTTCATGTCCAGCACTGGTTTTTGCTATGAGATCTTTAAGTAATCCCACTAATTCTGAATTATCGTTAGTAATAGTCGCTGGTGCTTGGGTAATGTTTACAGGTATTGTTTTGTTATCTGGCAATGGTACAACTGCTTCCATGCCATGTAATTTTTCCATGTACCCTGATTCTGGACCTGAAGCTATACCACCATTTGCTTTGCCGCTCATTAGTCCAATACCGCCACCAATTGCAGCACCAATAGCACCACCTATTGCTATACCAATAGGTCCACCAAGGGCACCGATTGCTGCGCCAGTCCCTGCACCCGACAATGCTCCTGATGCCCCACCCATCCAATTTAGGCCGGATTCTTCACCACTTGATTCTTTTATTGTTTTGTCCAAAGACTTTAGTATTTTTTCTGAATATTCAGCAAACTTTGTTATGGCTCCAGTAAGTTTTTCCTGTATTGCTACTCTGAGTTCATCTGCTGCTTTGGCACTACCTTGTACACTATTTGTTAATGCATCCTGAGTATTTTTCTGACCTTCTGTGGCGGCCTTAGCTGCTGCTACACTTTCTGTAGTAAATTTCTGAAAGTTTTGCATGGCGTCTAAACCAGCATTGGCTACTTCCGTAAATGAACCGTTAGCAGCCTGGGCCATGCCTATGGCTGTTAGATTCTTTCTATCTTCCAGAGCTAGCTGACTATTTTCTGCTTGTATATCAGATGCTTTTTCTACAGTCAATGCTCCTTCATTAGCAGCATCATTAAACTGTTGCATACTGTTGGCATAACCACGGTTGCTGGCCATCATGATTGCACCAGTTTCATTTACTACAGTACCAAACAGTTGCATTTCCATAAAATCTTTTTTCTGCTGAGCTGTCATGGTCATCATAGATCTTTCTAATTCAGCAGCCACTGTTGGATCCATTTCAGCAAGTTTATTCTGAAACGCTATCTGGTTAGCAGCAGCTTTGGCAGCAGCCATTTTAGACTTAGCATCTTCACCTGTAATTGCACTAAGTGTTCTAAGATCCTGTGCATACTGGGCTGTGGCTGAAGCAATTTGTTGATCCGTCATGCCCCTTGCAGTACCTCTGCGATTTAAATCTGCCATGGTTTCAGCAATTAACCCGGCTTGTTCTTCTAAACTATACCCCAGATTACGAAGTTCCATCTGGACACTTTGACCACTTGCACCTACAGTTTCCGAAAAACTTTTTGCTACTCCGCCCATTCTCTTGGTAGCTTCTGTTACACCTATACCAGCAGCACCTAACTCAGCAGATCTTTCTGAAACTACTTTACTAAAACTATCCACAGTAAGTCCAGCATTACCAGCAGCATTACGCATGCCTGTCATACCATCAGCAAACAAAGCACCTGATTTGCTCATGGTATTAAATGCTGTTATAGTTTTTTCTAATTCTTTTTGTACTACTTCGAGACCAAATTTGGCCATTTTACTAGCAGATTCACCAATTCCTGCTATTGCTGGACCTGCAACACTAGCTATTACTCCCAATGTTTTAACATAAGGATTAGTACTAGAAGCTAGGGCACCCCCCAATCCTCCTACAGCAGCACCAGCTGTTTTGGCTGCATCACCTGCAGCATCTATACCAGCACCCATGATGCCTGCTGCTACATCTATACCACTTGCACCACCCTGTAAACTTTTTACAGCACCACCGGCTGCTGATGCTAATCCTCTAAATGCTATACCTGCTACATTTTTTGCAAATTCTATATTAGCTTGTTTATAAAGATTGGTTGCTAATTTTACTTCGGCGTTATGAAGTTGTTGTATTGCGCCTGACTTTTTATTTTCAGCAGCAACCGATTTAAGAGCATTTAATTGTTCGTCTATAACCGCTAATTCTTCAGCTGAAGCAGTAGCTCTACTTGCTTCTAAATCTTCAATGGCGTCTTCATATTGTTTTAGTTCTGATCTGATACTATTAACACCAGAACTAAAATCATCTATCTTAATTTTTCCAGATTTAAATCTATCTGTAAGTCTGTCTAAATTAAAGGAACTTTCAGATAAATTTTTATTATATTTTTTAGAAAATTGTTCTAGCTCTTGCTTTAAATACTTTGCTTTTTCTTTAGCATCATCCAACCCATCGCCAAAAGAATTAATTTTTTTACGAGTATCCGTGTAGCCATCTTTGGCACCAGCTAATCCTTTTCCTAGATCGTCAAAGTTTCTTTCCAGAGTTTTACCAAAACGGTCCATAGTACTCGATAACTTTTCAGTCATAGAGGTTAGGATATTATTCAGTTCTTCATCAGTCATGGGTTTGCCAGGGTAAATATAGTTATATTTATGGTGATCAAAAATGCAAAATAACAGCTCAAATCCTTTGGCGAAACATTTTCGTCAGCCCGCTCTGTACATTAAACTACCTAGTTCTGGTAGATTTTGGCCTGATGGGGCTATTGAAATACCTATGAATGGAGAGATTCCAGTCTATCCCATGACTGCCAAAGACGAGATTATGATCCGTACCCCAGATGCCTTGCTTAACGGTGCTGGAACTGTTTCAGTAATTCAGAGTTGCTGCCCTAGCATTAAAGATGCCTGGAATATGCCTAGCATAGATCTAGATACTGTGCTAATTGCTATTAGAATAGCAAGTTATGGACCAACCATGGATGTTAGCACCAAATGTCCAAAATGCGATCATTCCAACGAAGTTAGCATACCATTGCAAAACTGTTTGGATACTATTCGTATGCCTGACTTTGACACTGGTATTATGGTAGACGAGCTAAAGTTTAAATTGAAGCCACAAAGTTATTTTAGTAATAACAAAACGGCACAAATTAACTTTGAACAGCAACAATCAATCAGAGCCATAAGTGACCCAGACATTCCTAATGATCAAAGACAGGCAGTATTTAATGAACATCTGGAAAAGTTAGTTACATTAAACATTAATAGTTTTACAGAAACAACCCAGAGCATTACTATGTCAGATGGTACCAGGGTTGATGATCCTGAGTATATCAGAGAGTTTTATAATAATGCTGACAATCGTGTGTTTAAAGCACTACAAGCATATATTACTGAACTAGGACAAGACTTACAAATTAAGCCATTTAAACTACAATGCGAGGAATGTGAACATGAATTTGATTTCACGCTAACATTTGATTGGGCAAATTTTTTCGACAACGGCTTTTGATTTTAGATCGTGAAGGTGTAATGAACCTCTTAGACACCTACGATAAAGAAACAAAAGCCATAAAAAACGAAATATTAAAAATGTGTTGGTATATGCGGGGTGGGATTACCTACGACCAAGGCATGGATCTAAGCATGACTGAAAGAACCATGATAGGTAAAATCATCGAAGATAACATGGAAACAACTAAGAAGAGCGGGTTGCCATTCTTCTAATACTACTAGGTATGCTTCGCATACCTGCTTCATCGCTTACGCTCGAAGCATTTTGTTTTTGTTTCTAATTGATATCATCCAGATCTTGCAGTCATATTTCGCCTGAAACCAGGCGAAAATTGAAGACATCATCCGAGTCGTACAATCATCTATTCACAAGAGATTCATGTTTCCATGACGGAGGCGGTTGACCGGTACCCCCCTACTCTAGCTTCGCATATCAACGGAACCCTAGTTACCCGGAATAGACCCAAGTCCTATAAGCAGCGGTTGTATCTGTTTCACAGAGCCGCAATCATTTATACTCTAAAGTTAAGTTTAACTTGCAGCGACCAAGATTTTCCGAACTGGGTCTTGCACCAGTCCTCAATGGTGGTCGAGCTACCCCGACCAAACAATGCTGCTATGTAACTACTGTAAAAAAGGATTCTGTGGGTAAATCTAGAAATGTGCCAAGTTTATATGTGAAATACTGTTTATAATTGATAGTTGATGTGATGCCTATGATAGGTTCTGCTAACAATACAAATTCACTTACATTATTGTATTTGATTATCAGTGCCATTTTTTTGCCTGAGGTATTTGAGTCTTGCTGTGCCTGTTCGAGCCAATCGTCCCATTGTTTTACTTCTTGCGCTAAAATACTTTGTAAACTTGGCGCAGTTTTGTAATGCTTGCACTCGATGCTGTAAACGAAATTTCTGGGACAGATTAAATCACCAAAGATAGCATAATCTAAACTATGAGTCTGACTACGCTGCACATTCGAACCGCCAAAGTAGCTACCACTATCAGGATTTCTTCTGAAACCAGACTCAATGCCTAGGTATTCAGCGAACCTTTCACTTAATAGCTTGGCTACTTTGCGTTCAAATGTATTACCTTTGTTCTTACCGTTTACAGCCATACAAGTAGTTATGCTTACTTAGCCGTCATGGCGTTTTTCTTGTCCTGAATCTCTGATCTGCGCAATTTAATAGCTTTGCTTAGATCACCCAATGCCTTACGAGCACGGCTACTAGCAGCCTTAACGCCCTTGACTTCAAACTTTTCATGCTCTGCTTTGTAAGTTTCTACTAGTTCTAAGATGGTATCATGTGTTGACATTAATGTCTCCTTTAAGTTATTTCCACATCTGTTGCGTATGTTGTATAGCCATTTTCTTTAACTACACGCAATACATTGTTTACACGGCTACTTAGTTCATCCTTATGACTAACTAACCAAATGCTCTTGTTTGCTTCACGGCTCATTTTCTTCAAAATAGCCAAAGCACTGTCTGTTCCCATCTGGTCCATGCCTGAATCCATGAGCTCATCTACAAACAATAAGTTCACGGGCTGGTACAGGCTTTCCCAAACATCCCTGAATGCCCAACTTAGGCTCAGGATTAATCTGTTACGCTCACCACGACTTAGGTTATCAAAATCTAACTCACGGCCTAGTTCCTGAATATCCACAGTTAAATCGTTTAGGAAGGTAACTGTATGCGGCAATCCAATCTTATCCAAATAATGACTTAACCTACCATTCAAATAACTTAAGTTCTGATCAATAATTCGTTTTCTAATAAAACTGTCTTTGCTGGTTAACAACTTACTCAGGAACTCCTGATGATTTAGCATACGAGTTAGGTTGTTAATAACATCGTAATCAATTTCAGCCAGAGCTTGTTGTTCCATTTCAGTAATTTGCTCAGCATAAGGATCATGCTCTGCTTGTTTGTTAAGCATCTGACTTTTTAAATTCTCCAGAGTCATTCTATGATTATGTGCTTCTTGTTCAGAATCATAATATACTGTGGGTGCAACACCAGGCTCAATTAACTTATAAGCCTCTGAAAGTTCAGATATAGTATCCTGGGTTGCTGTTAAATGTGTCTGATTGGTATGTAAGTCTGTCTTTTTAGTGTTTAACAGTTCGTCGTGTGTTTTGTCGTGAACGTCTTGTCCACAAGCATAACACTTGTGCTCTGCTAAACTGTTTATTTCTGTTTCCAGCTTAGTGATTTGCTTTTGTGTTTTAGTAACATCAAGCTCTAGTCTGGACATTTCTGTTTTTAATGTACTACGCTGACCAGTTTTTTCATTAAAACTGGCCAAGGCTTTATGAGCAGCAATTTCTACATCAATATCAATGTTACTAAGTTCAGCAATACTACGTTCAAACTTGGTAATGTCTTCATCGTGTTTGCTTTGCCAGAGTGTTTGTCTGCGTTTTAAACTATTGATCTGATCTTGTATACGAGTATTGGCCTCTTGCGATGCTTTAATTTTATACTCTTCTTGTTGTATCAGATCTTTAGTTTCTTTGATTTGTAGTTTAAGGTTCTCTGCTTTTTCACTTAGCAAAGTAATGCCCAACAACTGTTCAATAATGGCTCTCTGATCAGCAGCCTTCAAACTCAGGAATGGTTCTGTATAGGTGTTTAGGGCTACAATATGCTTAAACATTTCATGACTCATGTTAAGCAATCGTTCTATTTCGCCTTGTGTTTCACGGCTATCGCCCTGACTATTATCGTCTTCGTTAGTCTTTTCTACGCTGTCTACATAAAAGCGCAAGACATTGGGTTTACGACCGCGCTCAATTTTATATTGTATACCAGCACATTCAAAGTCCACAGTCACTAACATATTCTTGGTGTTAGTGCGGTTAATTAGGTTATCTTTTTTAATATTGCTTAGTGCTTGTCCGTATAGAGCATAGCTCAGAGCATTGATTAATGTAGTCTTACCAGTACCATTGCGGCTACCGGTATCATCGCCGCCTAGGTCTAGGTTAGAGCCTAAGACCAGAGTCAGATCCTGACGATCAAAGTTTACACCCTGAGTTACATTACCTATGCTTAGAAAGTTTTTTGCTGTTATGTTAGTTACTTTAAACATCAAAGGTGCCTGTAAATTTCCATAAGGATATTGCGGTCATAGTGTTCAGATTCAATGTTAGATAGTTGATTAGTAACAATCTGATCTACGCTCTCAAATTTAATCTCAGTGTTATATTCGGTAACATTGGGATCGGTATTCTTTTGTGGCAGCAGAGTAATCTCTCTGAGGTTGTAGGTGTTTACGAAAGTCTCTTTAATAAAGTTAGCTTCTTCGTAACTAATTTCTACATCCAGGTTTACTCTGACATGCATATTGGGTTTAAGGACCTGGTCGGCTACATTTAAAATTTCTGACAGACCAAATACTCTGTATGTGGGTTGATCTGGCCAGGTGTGATATTCTGGATCTTTACCCCATTCAATTATAGTAAGGCCGCGAGCATCGTCGCCAGCATCGGCGTAGTTATGTGGGAAACAGTTGCCAATGTATGTAATATTGTTCTGAGTTTGTCGTTTATGGAAATGCCCAGTAAACACATTCTCAATATGCTGAAAATTGTCTCTGCGTATCTCACCATGGTCTGGCATAGCTACCATGGCGTTCATTAAGTATCCAGGCAATTCAAAGTGTCCAAATACATAACGTCCTTTTACCTTAGGAATCCTTTTATGGTCATCACCCACAAGCCAAGGACAGATAACCACATCACCGTCAGCAAACCAATTGTTACAAATTTGAACATTACTGAGGTGTTTAGCCCATTCCACACTTTGTATATCTCGTTTGTCACGATAATACAGATCATGGTTGCCAGGAATAAAATAAGTTCGTTCAAAGTTGGCATTTAAATGCTCCAAAGCCTGTAGGCTATAGTTTAAAGTTAAAATATTAATAGCAGCACGGTTGTTATGCCAGTCACCCAGGAAGAAGCAGGTCTCACAGCCTTCGGCTTTCGCTTTGGCTGTGGCCCACTTTACGAAATTTAAACAATCTTCGTTATGTATAATACTGTTGGACTTTAATCCAAAATGGATGTCAGTGAACAGTGCTGCTTTTTTAAATAGGTTACTCATGTGGTACTATTATAACGCCTAGATTAGCAGATGTAAACAGGTACTTAACCTTATTCGTGGTCGTAACTACCTTCGTTTTGACGAGTATAACTTGGGTTATAGTTATTCATTTGTAGGATATCATCACGAATATTTTGGTTACGTTTTTCAATGTTTAGTACACGAGTAAAACTATTAGTAATTACAGCCGTATAGTAAGCGAATGGGTTAGCACTCTTGCTTTCATCAAATTGTAATCCAATCTGACTCAACTGTAGCAGGGCTTGACTACGCATTTCTTCGTTGTAGGTATAGCCTCTCCAGTTACTGCGAGTAGCATAACGCTCACATAACTTCATAAACATATGAGCTAATTTATTAGTCATAGCACCATGATCCTTGCTGAATTTACCAGACTTCATAGGACCAATCCAATGGCTTTTGCCAACTAACATGGGTTCGCCTTCAGCATTAATTCTGTAGTGATGGAATGGTGGGAAGTTTACTTTCAGATACTTAATTGGTGCAATTTCTTCGTCGTATTCTGTAACAATTTGTTCGTCTGGTTCAACTTCTACTTTCTTGAGCTCTTCCTGAGGGATATGTTCCCAGGTCATGATTCTGAACACAATGTCTGTATCTTCGATATCTTTGGGTTTCATTTTGAATTGATCTAACTTAACTGTAGGATCAGTAGCATGAGCTAAATCGTATGCTGCTCTGGCTAACCTGTCAGCTCTGTTTTCACGAGCTTGTTTAATATTTTTCTTATTGATTTGGTCTACACTTTTAAGTATGATGTCATAGTCCGAATCACTAGGAGTTTTAAAACTACAGTATGTTTTCTTGCTTTTGTGTATCTCTGATAAGATGTCGCGATTGTTAAGGTAATTCGTACGCATTGGGTTCCTGTCTAAATAATAGCAGATTATAGCATAACTAAATACTATTAATCAAGTACTTAGCAAAGGAAACTTATAGTGCCAATAACCGATTTATTCAGTTCAGCCAAAGATCTAGTCCAAAACCCCATGGGTCTGGCACAAAAGATTGGTGGCGCCCTTTCTAGTAGCGGCACTAGTGCAGGTGGCCTTGGTGGTATGCTAGGAGGAATAGCTGATAAGTTTAATGTGGCGGCCAGATTAGGTGGACAACTTACTAAAGGTGGGTTCCCTATGAATGCTAAAGTGCCTACTCCAACCGCCGGTGCAAAAATAGCACAAGGCCCAGTTTTCCTAGAAAATGATTGGAGAGTAACTCTACAGTTTACGGAATCTATTGCTAATTTAATAAAATTACAACCTGCTGGTGATGTTAATTTATTGGCACCTTTATTTTATTTTAAAACCGAAGCCAACGATTATAACATGGCTTATGGAGATACTAGTATGTCTGGTACTAATAATGGTATCGTATTCCCTTACACGCCTCAAATTAATATCACATACTCTGCAGAATATCAGAGTCAAAAGTTTACACATAGTAACTATGCTGCTCAATTTTATTCTAGTTCAGAAGTTCAAGACATACAAATACAAGGCGAATTTACAGCTCAAAATGAAACAGAAGCCAGATATTTGTTAGCAGTAATTACATTTACTAAACTAGTAACTAAGATGTTTTTTGGTAACGGATCATTTGTGGGGAACCCACCACCAATATTAAAGTTTAGTGGCTTTGGTCCGTATCAATTCAATAAGGTACCAGTAGTTGTAAAGCAGGCTAATTTTACTTTGCCAGCAGAAGTAGATTACATTCCAGTAAATAATGTATCTGGACAACTAGTTGCCAGAGTGCCTACACAAATGTCTGTGAGTTACACAGTTGCCCCAGTTTACAGCCGTAAAACTATTGGAGAATTTAATTTTGAAGAATTTGCCAACGGCGCTTTAATTAATGGTAAAGGATTCGTATAATGGCATCTTATGCTAAACAAAGTCCATATTATACTACATCTAAGTTTAACAATTTCTTAGATGTATATCAGCATCGCAGCATTCCTAAGTTAGTGGATGATGCACAATTTACTATCACAGAGTCACACAGACATCGCCCTGATTTATTAGCATTTGACTTATATCAGGACAGTAGACTTTGGTGGGTATTTGCAGTACGCAACCCTAACACTATTCAAGATCCAATTTTTGACTTCATACCAGGTGTAACAATATTTGTACCTAAATATCAGACTCTGGTAAGCAGCCTAGGACTATAACATGGCTGACGCCACATCACTTGCAAAAGCAGAGCAGGCTAAGGGGGCTGCATCAAAAGCAGCATATGAAGCTTCAAATGCCGCTGCTAGCCTCCAATTAAAAGTAAGAATTAATAATGGCAAAGTAAACAATTTAACCGAACTAGCAGCTAGTGAAAATAGAAGTTTAACACCTGCTGAACTTGCTGTTATTGACGAGGCTAAAAGTCAAAATGCTACCTTAGTACCACAATTAGAAGCAGCCAGAGATTTACGAGATGCCAAACTAAAAGAATCAGACGCTGCTTTATACGCTCTGGGTCTAGCACAAAATGACAAATCACAACCTAAAGATACTACCCAATCAACTACAACAGTAGCTGCACCACCAACACCTGAGCCAGTAACTACAGAGCAAGCAGTACCAGATGCTACTGCTGTGGAAGAAACAGGACCAGAGTTACTCAGTCAAGACGAACAAGACAAAGTAGATAATGCAGATCCGGTGCCTGAACCAGGTACAGAACTAATTGCGGGTCAGGGCATAACAGATGTCAGAGCAGCACAACCAACATCCCAGGCTGTTGAAGCTAATTCAGCTGAAACAACAACTTCTGCTGATGCTGCTACTTTAGCCGAAACAACAACTGCCGCTGCCGAATCTCAGGTAAATGCTGGTAGTTTAGATCCTGCTAAAAACACAGAAGAAGTTAAAGAACGTCAGTTTGAACCCATAGACAATATTTTAGATCAATATGCCACTTACACCTATAATATAAGTTTACATGCTCTAACCAAGGAACAATTTAATCAATTAACAGATGGTGAAGAATATTATCCTGAGAATGTTTTAATTGCTGGTGCAGGTCGCAGATCTTCTGAGGGTGATAATAATAAGTTTATAAGACACAAATATTGGCAGGAAGATTTTTACATAGATAATTTTAAAATGGCTAGTGTCATAGGTCATAATGCCCAAAACAAAGGTGGCAATGTTATTACTGTAGACTTTGAAATTACTGAACCTTATGGTATTAGTTTGTTAGACAGGCTTATTTTAACTGCTAAAGACCTAAAGGTGCCCAACTATCTGCAAATACCGTACTTGTTGCAAGTAGACTTTTTTGGTTACCATCAGGTTGACCATGAACCAGCAAACACTCCCATAGTACAACGACTATTTCCTATCAGAATCCTTAGTATTGATATTACTTTTGATACCAAAGGTGCATTGTACAAATGCAAAGGCGTTCCTTACAGCCATTTTGCTTTTGAGTCTGAAATAACCAATCTGCCTATTGCTAGCAGATTGCAAACGGTGGAAGACAAATCAGATTACAAACTTACAGATTTCTTTGGTACGGACGAAGAACAAGTAAGGATATTAACTCAGTCATTGGACACAGACAAAAAGACAAGTGATGCTAGATACGAAGCTGCTTTAGCAGAAGCCATCCAGAACGCTCGGTTAAATGGATATAATCCAGAACCAGGAACTAAAGAATATGCTTCCGTAGAACAATCAGCTAGAGTAAATGCTGGTTATGTGGATGGCGAGAATGGAGTTAAGATAAAATTATCTCCACCCATAGCTAATGCTAATGGTTTAGGATCCATACTTAACAGTTACTATAAATTCCTAGCAGAAACAGAAAAGTTTGGTAAAGATAGCAATGGGCAAAGTATAGTTCCATATACCTTTGCTTTTGAATTTGCTGAACCCATAAGTGCCGCTAATGTACTAAATCAAAGTTTTAGGGACTTTGCACAAACTACAACCAAAACTCCAAACAAAAACAAAGAACAAACAGAAGAAAATGTGCGTAATGGAACATCACAAACTGGAAGTAATCCAGGATTAATGGTTACCTTTCAAAAGGGATCAAGCGTTCTAAAAGTACTTGAGCAACTAATAGGTGTGAGCGATTATATATTAGATCAAATTAATACTGATGAAACTGAACAAGCTAAAAAAGAAAAATCTAAATCTCTACCACTTAACTTTTACAAAATTAGTCCTAAAGTTATTTTAGGTGATTACGATAAAAAGCGTAACGATTATGCTAAAAATGTAACATACTATATTCAACCATGTCAGACCTGGGGACAACGACTACCGTTTGGTCCACAAGGTGCTCCTGTAGATGCAGATTGTGTTAAAGATTATAATTATTTGTTTACAGGAAAAAACAAAGACATTCAGAACCTTAACATTAATTTTAAGAGTTCTTATTTTACTATGTACACTGGTGGTGCTACCGCAAAGTCCAAGGACCAACAACGACCAGAATCACAAGATGTTGCAGGTGAGGAAGAAGAATTAGCATTGTCAGATGGTAGTTTATTCCCTGCAAGAATTATTGCTACCAATACCACAGATAGAGACAAACTAGCAAGTACAAATGAAAAAACTATTAAATCAGGAGATATATTTAATAACGTTTTTACTCGCCAACAAGCAGACATGTTAAAGGTAGATCTAACAATCAGAGGCGATCCTGCATTTATACAACAAGAAGATTTTACTGTTTGTTCTCCGCAGGGCAGAGTATTAGATGAAACTGATCCTAGACTGTTTAAAGACGGCAGTTTAGTAGTTTCTAATGGACAAATTTTAGTCAAGCTAACTTTTAGATTTCCAGACGACATTGACACAGAAACTGGATTAACATCCTTTAATAGAGAATTAGCTAAGAAAGGCGGAAGTGTATTCAGTGGCATTTATCGTGTTTTAAAGATAGATAATACATTTGAGCGTGGATTGTTTACACAAAAGTTAGACTTAATTAGAATTTACAATGATAAACAAGCTAAACCTACGGACGAAAATAATACTTCAGAATTAATACGTGGAGCGGGAGATGCTGTTGAAGATCCTGCTACTGGCAATGATTTGATTCAACTAAGTGGTCCATCAGAGTCTGATGACGGACAAGACAATAATCAAGCAGCAGGTGAAAACGCAGATCAGAACGCAACTGATGCTGAGGAAGAAAATGCAACAGAAACAGGATTAGTCCAATTGGCTGGTCCAATTGAAACAGATGCTGCTGCCACAGAACAAGTAACAGAAGGTAAAGACATTAATACTGCTATAGAAGAACAAAAAGCTAACGAAGAAGATCAGGCTAGGATAATTGCCGAATACAGAACTACTGTAACCGAAGCCAATACACAACTAGCTTCATTATCAGCTCAGATTAGTACTATTGATGCAGCACAAAATGCATTAAAGTCTGATTTAAGTGCTCTGGAAGCATCACTAGCAGCAGCAGATCCTGAATACGACAATTTAACTGAAGCTCAGATTGATGCAAAATATCCCGAAGTTAAAGCACTATCAAATAAGATACAAGCTAAAGCTGATGAACGAGAAACTGTAAAGCAAGAAGTACAAACAGTTTATAATTCTGCTTTCCCACCTCCAAGCAATAAAGTAAATAGTACCGTATCTTACGATAGCAATAATGTTCCAAACATAACACTAAGTTAAACTAACATGGCTATATCTAAAACATTTTCAAACATAGTAGACAACGTTACCCGAGACTCTGGTCCTTACATTGGTATTGTTAAGGACAATGTTGATACACAACGACTAGGAATTTTACGAGTTTTCATCCCACAACTTAGTAATAATGAAAACGATCCTAAAAGCTGGTACCCAGTAATGTACCTAAGTCCATTCTATGGGTACAGTGATCCTTACATTAGCAATCCTAAAAAGCCTAAAAAAGCTAAAACTGCTACAGACTCAGATCTGAGAAGAACCAAACATAGCTACGGTATGTGGATGGTTCCTCCTGACATAGGCGTTAAAGTTTTAGTAGTATTTGCAAACGGTGAAGTCAACAAAGGATTTTTTATAGGTTGCATACCCGAAGGTCACAGCCATTTTATGGTACCAAGTTTAGGTGCTTCAGATAGGTCAGATTTTAAACAAGGTATGACTGCTATACCTGAAAAAGATAGACCTGCGCAAGTCCCAGTAGCAGAATACAATGAAGAAAATCTTGCGTTAGATATTAAAAACGATTGGATTACTAACCCTAAGCCTTTACATAACGAGCAATTTGAAATATTAAGAAAACAGGGTCTAGAATTTGATTATGTTCGTGGAGCCATAAACAGTTCAAGCCAACGAGAATCACCAAGCACAGTATTTGGTATTAGTTCTCCTGGCCGTCCTTATAGAGACCCTACATTAGAAAAGGCTTTACAAGATAAAATTAAATCAGGACAAAAACCAACTGCTGCAGAACTAGCGTTTGAAGGCCGTAAGGGTGGACACACCTTTGTCATGGACGATGGTGATGCTACTGGCAATAATAATTTCTTTAGACTTCGTTCGTCTGCTGGCCATCAAATTCTGATGCATGATAGCTCAGACTTTATTTACATAAGCAATAGCAAAGGTACAGCCTGGATAGAGCTTAATAGCACAGGCGATGTTGAAATTTATTCAGGTGGTAATTTTAGTGTCAGAGCAGAATTTGATATCAACTTACACGCTGACCAAAACATTAATATGTACGCAGGCAAAGATATTAATATGCTTGCTGAAAATAAATTCGCTACAGAATGTACCACGCATACTCATGGTTCAAAGAAAAACACCACCATACATGCCTGTGGAGATCTAGAACTTAAATCTGGTACCAAAGGTATCTGGGACGCTGGTACTACTCTGGGATTAAAATCTGGATCACCCATGAATCTACAAGGCAGCATCATTAATCTTAATACTGCTGATCCAGGCAAAGTTAGCCCTGTGGCTGATATATCCCGTAATAGTTTTAGCAATGCTGTACAAACAAGTAATCGTTATAAGAGTATAGCTAAACGCATAAGCACTATTACAACCAGAGCACCTACCCATGAACCTGATGTCGGACACTTAGCCAGAGTAGATATTGCTAAGGTATTGGCTGATACAGTAACGGTTTCTAACGATGCAGGCAGAGTACCAGCCAATGGCATAACCACCGGATCTGGTGGCAATTTAGTAGATGGTAATGGAAACAGAGTAACTTTTGGTCCAGCACCGGCATCTGATGCTAGCAGAAATAAAACTCCAACAAGCATCAAAGGCATGGAAAACCTAGCAACTTACATGGGCAAACAGCCTAAACCAGCCAAAGGCGTTGGAACATTAACAGCAGATGAAACCAAAGCATTATATGCTGGTATTGCTAAGTCAGAATCAGGTCACAATTATGCAGCAGTTAACCAGATTGGTTACCTGGGCAAGTATCAGATGGGCGCAGCAGCCCTGGTAGAACAAGGCTATATCAAACCAGAATTTTATAAGAAGTATGGACCGCAAAATAATCTCTTAAACAATCCAGATGCTTGGACAGGCAAGGACGGGGTTACCTCTAAGGATTCATTCTTAGCGGCGCCAGCAGCACAAGAAAAGGCCATGGAAGGACTGACTGCTACAAATTACAATCGTATGGTAAAAACAGGCGCAATTCAACCTGGTGATGATCCAGCTACGGTGGCAGGTATGCTCCAAACAGCTCACTTGTTAGGTGCAGGTGGAGCAACTGCTTGGCGTAATGGCAAGGGTGGTTCAGATGCCAATGGTGTTACCGGAGACACATATTTTGCCAAGGGTAAATATGCTATAGCAACCCTAACCAAGGACGGAACATCCGTAGCATAACATGGCCACATACAAAGGATTCAACACTCAGGACGAACATCATAAGTTCAGAACAACAGATTTTGAGCTTATTAAGCGTGATTTGCTAAATCATTTCAATATCAGATATGGTGAAAAGCTCATGAAACCTACTTTTGGATGCGGCATTTGGAACTATTTGTTTGATCCGTTTACTAATGATGTTACTGATAACATAGTAAAAGAAGTTAAAGCAATTATAGATTATGACCCCAGAGTAAATGCCGACAACATCATAGTAGTTGGCTATGAACACGGCATCCAGATAGAGCTTGATATAAGCCTAGTGAACACCAATCAAACTAGTAAAATGATATTTCAGTTTGATAAAAACATTGGTGCAGCCCTGGCCCTGAGCCTTTAAAGTACCATATATTCGCAACCATAAATACTAGAAATACATAAACCATGGCAGAAATCACTAGACAACAAAATTTATTAGTAGCTGAAGACTGGAAGAAAGTTTACCAGAGCTTCAGAAACGCTGACTTCCAGGCTTACGATTACGAAACCCTGCGCAAAGCCATGATTGATTACCTCAGAACATATTACCCTGAGGACTTTAACGACTTTATTGAATCTAGCGAATACATAGCCCTAATCGACCTCATTGCATTCTTAGGTCAGAGTTTGGCTTTCAGAGCAGATTTAAATGCTCGTGAAAACTATATTGATACAGCAGAACGCCGTGATAGTATTCTGCGTTTAGCCCGCTTGATCAGCTACAATGCAAAACGCAACAAAACAGCAACTGGTTTCCTTAAGTTTGAGAGTGTTAGCACTACTGAAAGTATTTCTGACTCAGAAGGTATTAACTTAGCTAACCGTGTAATTAATTGGAACGATACTACCAATCCAAATTGGTCAGAACAATTTATCACTGTGCTGAATGCTGGTATGGTCAAAGGTCAGCGTACAGGTAAACCTGGTAACAGCACGACCATTAACGGTATTAAAAATGACGAATATAAAATTAATCTGTCTGCAGGTACAAATAATATATTCCCATTTCAAGCACAAGTACAAGGTAGCAATGTAAACTTTGAAGTAGTTGGAGCAACAACACAAAACCAAAGTTATGTTTACGAAGTAGCACCCAATACTACTGGTACTTTTAATATTCTATATCGTAATGACAATCAGGGCAATGCTAGTAACGATACCGGATGGTTCCTGTACTTCAAACAAGGTACACGCAAAGCTCTTACATTAAATCTAGCAGAGAGTTTGGTTAACCGTGTTGTAAGTGTAAACGACGACAATATTAATGATTCAGACCTTTGGGTTTATAAAGTTGACAACAATGGTTTAGTTAATGAAGCCTGGACACAAGTTCCTAGCGTTGGCGCAAGTAATGTAGCCTATAACAAGTTAAGTCAGACTAACCGTAAACTATACGAAGTAAACACCAGACTGAATGATCAGATTGATTTAGTATTTGGTGATGGCGTGTTCTCAGAAATTCCACAGGGTAATTTTAGAGTTTATTACAGAACCAGTAACAACCTTACCTACAAAATTACACCTGATGAAATTACCAACGTCAGTTTTAGTTTCCCATATCAGAACAAAAACAATCGTACTGAAACACTTACTGTAGTTGCTAGTTTAAAGTATACTGTAGCCAACGGTATGGCTCGTGAAACTATTAACGAAATTAAAACTCGTGCGCCACAACAGTACTACACACAAAATCGTATGGTCAATGGTGAAGATTATAACATTGTACCTTTTACACAGTTTAGTAACATCTTAAAAGCCAAGGCTGTTAACCGTACCAGTTCAGGTATTAGCCGTTTCTTAGATGTGTTGGATACTACAGGAAAATACAGTAGTACTAACATTTTCTGCCAGGATGGTATATTGTTTGAGAAAAGCAGAATACAAAGTTTTGATTTTGAATGGACCACAACATCAGACATTCAACAAGTTATTGAAGGTGATTTAACTAGTATTCTTATTAGCAAACAGTTATTGCATTTTTACTATGCTAACAGCGCACGATATGTGCCATCTGCTCTAACTTATTTTAAACAATCAACTATTGAATCTAATAAGTCATCAGGTATGTTTAACAATGCCATTAATGGTTTAGGTGCAGACTATGCGGTTGGTCCATTAGCCTCTGACACCTATCTTAAAAATATTAAAGTGGGTAGCGTAATTAAATTTTATGCTGGGGTTGGAAAGTATTTTGATAATAACCGAGTAATCCAGACAGGTACCATAACCAACGAAGGTGAAGTAACTTATATCTATGCTACTGTAGTAAGTTTAGATGGTGATGGTGTTTATGATACAACAGAATTATCAGTTTATAAAGTTGGCCCAGTAGTATTCAACGACATTATTCCAACTGGTGCCCAGGTAGTTGAAATTATACCATCGTTTACTAATTCACTTACTAGTTTAGTAAGACAAGATATAACAACTAAAATCCGTGAGTACAAAGATTTTGGACTTGGATACGATCAGGTTAACTTAGCTTGGTATTTGATTAACGCAGAAGATTTAGATACCACATCTGATTTCAGCCAAACTTATGCTCAGAATACAAGTACATCCAATTTGGATGCAAGCTGGGTAATTAGATTTGAAACTGATGGCAATATCTACACTACTTACTACAGAACATTGGACTATTATTTTGAGTCAGAATTAGAAACAAGATTCTACTTTGATAAAAATCAAAGAATTTATGATCCTGCATCTGGATATGTTATTACAGACACTGTTAATGTGTTAAGATTTAATACTCAACCAGATAGTGCTACTCCGTTCTATAGTAATATTCCCTTACGCATTTATGACAATGTAGTAGAGGATGATGGCTTTGAAAACAACAAAAAAATTCGTGTAACCTATAACGATTTTGATGACGATGGCATTCCTGATAATCCAGATTTCTTTACGGACATTGTTAAGCCATTAGTAAGTCCAACTACTAAGCGAATTTATTACGAAATTACAAATTCTGGTAATATTCCAATGCCTGCTGGTACGGTTGTGACAACATATTCAACCCTTGCTAGTATTAATACTAATAAAACTCGGTATTTAAATGGCACGGTATTTTATGCTGAAACAGATGCTACGTTTTATGTATTAACCGTAAACGGAAGTTTAAGAACTGTTGCTGTAAGCACAGATTATACCTATGAAACTGGCCGTCAGAGCATTTACTTCCAGTACAGACATAACAGTCCAAATAATCGTCGTATAGATCCAGCACCAAACAATATTATTGATTTGTATTTGCTAACTAAAAACTATGATACTGATTACAGAGCTTGGTTATCTGACACAACCGGAAAAGTAAGTAGTCCAGTAGAAGCTACTTCTGAAGAATTACGATTAGAGTTTGAAGATTTAGAAAATTACAAAATGATTTCAGATACAATCATTTTTAACAATGTTCGTTTTAAGCCATTGTTTGGTGCCAAGGCAGACACAGAGTTCCAGGCTAAGTTTAAAATTGTAAAGTCAGAAGGCACCATGTTAAGCGACACTGAAATTAAACTCAGAGCAGTTACATCATTGAATAACTATTTTAGCAATGAAAACTGGGACTTTGGCGAAACATTCTACTATACAGAACTTAGCGCATATATGCACAAAATTTTAGCAGGTGCAGTAAGCAGTATTGTGTTAGTACCTAAAGATTCAAGTAAAACATTTGGAAGTTTATTCCAGGTTAACGCAGAACCAGATCAAATTTTCGTTAATGCAGCAACTGTTGATGATATTGAAATTATCGCAGCAATAACACCCAAGCAACTAAACCAGGCGTAAGATGGCAACTAGAACAATAACATTTTTACCACAGGTATTTCAAACTGATACTAATCGTAAATTTTTAAATGCTACATTAGATCAATTAGTTACTAACCCAAAATTTAAAAAGATAAACGGATTTATCGGTAGAAAAACAAGTCCTGCTTTTAAAAGCACTGACAACTATTTGCCTGAGCCAACAACTCGTAAACAAAACTATCAGCTTGAACCTAGTGTTGTCGTAGATTCTTCTAGTGAATATTTTGTAGCAAACTTTGCTGATATTTTAGATAGTATTAACTATCACGGCGGTAATATCACCAATCAGGACAGAGTGTTTACTGACGATAATTACACCTATGCTGGATTGTTTGATTACGACAAATTTATTAACTATAACCAATATTATTGGTTACCTAATGGACCAGACAGTGTAGATGTAACTGCCGCAGCCATAAGCACCTCAGACAATCTTAGCGTTAGTCGTAATATAACTGACCAGGCTTATAACATAAGCGATTATTTTGAACAAAACCCAGTACTAATTTTAGCTCGTGGTGGTACATATACCTTCCAAGTTAATCAGTCTGGATTTCCTTTCTATATTCAGGCACAACCAGGCACAAGTGGTGGTTATACCTGGCAACCAAGCATTAGTACCAGAGAAGTTTATGGTGTAGAAAATAATGGTACAGATGTAGGAACTGTTACATTTAATGTTCCATACATTACAGCTCAGAACTGGCAAATGGAATTGCCAAATTATACTAATGTTGATTATGCTACAGATTTTACATTAGCTGATATAGCTAACAAGCCATTAAGTTATGTTCAGAAAAAATTAGGCGGTATTGATGGTGTAACTGACATCGCTAATAAGACTCTGGTATTTGTACACGGAAATACTTCTGATGCAGCCTGGCAAGAGCCTGGTATCTATGAAGATTATACTGAAAATTACGATGGTGGATTGGGATACGATCCTGGCGCATTAATTACTGGCAACAATAGATCAGGTATTTTTAGAATTACTGTTGACTCAAACTATGCTGTACCTATTGTTAAAATTAAACAAGTAGATGTAGTAACTGATGAATACAAAATTAAAATATTAACTGGTAACAAGTATGCTTACAGAGAATTCTACAAGGGTACAGATACTAACTACCTAGAAATATTACCACCATTAACTGCCCCATTAGATACCCTATTTTATCAGGATGGTAGCAATTCATCCATGGTTGGTACTATTAAACTTGTAGATGTCCAAAGTAATACTCCTATTGATGTAGAATTAGATATCTTAGGTAAAAAGACTTATACGAGTGTTAATAATGTAGTGTTTACCAACGGATTGAAGGTTCGTTTTGACAGTACAGTAAAGCCAGTACAATATCAAAACAACGAATATTATGTTGAAGGGGTCGGTGATGCCATCCGTTTAGCAAAAGTATTAGAGCTAGTTACTATAGAAGATTATATTGTTCCAGTAGTAACCTCCTGGGACAACTTGGGTTGGGATACTGAAGGTTGGGAAGCTACCATAGGCGGACCTACCCAATTAGATTATCTAACTATTAATCGTGCTAGTATAGATCAGAATGCTTGGAGCCGAAGCAATCGTTGGTTCCATACCGATGTTATTAGCGCAACTGCAACTTACAACAATAGTACAGTGATTCTGGATCAAACTGCCAGAGCAAAACGTCCTATTATTGAATTTAACTACGATCTGCAATTATTTAATAATGGTAGAGTAGCCAAAGCCAGTGTTAGCATATTAGATACCGAAATTACTGATGCGTTTAGCCTTATTGAAGGTACAACATCTTACTTTGCTGATGGTGTGCAGATGCAAGATGGTGATAGAGTTATTTTTGCTGGAGACACTGATCCAGATGTTAGAAATAAAATTTATGTTGCAAACATAGTAGATCCTTCAGGAGATGGTAGCAGTATTGAACATCTTACTTTAACAGAAGATGGCGAAGTTTCTGAATATGAAACTGTTATAGTTTACTATGGCGACACCAACAGTGGAAAAACATTCTGGTACGACGGTTCTGTTTGGCAAGAAAGCCAACAAAAAACTACCATTAACCAAACTCCATTGTTTGACATATTTGATGACGCTGGTGTTTCATATTCTGACTCAAGCAAATACCCAGATTCAACATTTGCTGGAACTAAACTATTCAGTTACAAAGTTGGTACAGGTACCAGAGACCCATATTTAGATTTTGCATTTACATATAAAAATTTACAAAACATTGGTGATATTACTTTTGAAAATAACTTTGATTTAGACAGTTTTGAATACACTCTAGACTCAGAAACCATAAACTATAAGATTAATAATGGAACACTCAATAGTATAAATTCATTGACCTCTGTTACGTCAGTTACTTGTTGGATTAAATCCAAAGAAGATAGCAAGCAATATCAGTTACGCCAATACCTTGTAACTGATGCTACTCAAATAGATTACTATTTAGGCTATTCTGGTGAACCTAACCTAGAAGTAAACAACTTATTAATTTACAAAAATAGTACCGCATTAACAAGCACAGAGTACAGTATTGTAAGAACCAAGGGTAAAACTTATGCAAGGATTAATGTTGCATTAGCAGTTAATGACAGAATAGACATTAAGATTTACAGCAAGTTTGTCCTTAAAGATTACTATTATCAGGTTCCTGAGAATTTAGAAATTAACCCTGCTAACGAACAGTTTACTGTTTTAACTCTAGGCCAACTTCGCCAACATGTAAGAGATGTATACGAAAAAAGCAAAGAAACCTATGGAATATATCCAGGCGCAAGTAATCTTCGTGACACTCCATTAATTAAAGATGTAGGCGGCAATATCCTACAACATGCTGGTAGCATGATTAGTGCGGGTCTATTCTTATGCCATCCTGAAATTAATTTTATATCTGCGTTGGATTTAGCAGCCAGAGAATACCAAAAGTTTAAAAATAAAATTGTAGATAGAGCAATAACACTTCCTGAAATAAATTACACAGATATTCCAGGCAGTCTGGATGCTATTCTTTCTGACATAAACTTAGTTAAGAACGCAGATTTCCCCTGGTACTATTCTGATATGTTAGCATATGGCATAGAAAACTTAGTGGCCTCTCAGGAAATTATAATTGAAGATGATGCCAGAGCCATTTATAACTTGGAAACTATTTTTAGTTTAGATACACTAACACGTCAGAGTGTTCTAATTTATTTGAATGGTGAGCAATTAACATACGGGCAAGATTATACTTTCCTGACTACTCGTCCAGCGTTTAGTTTAACAGACACAGTACTCAGAAGCGTAGATGATGTTTTATTAATTAAAGAATATTCTACTACTAACGGTAGTTGGATACCAGAGACACCAACCAAGTTGGGTATGTATCCTGCTTTCAAACCAGTTAAGTATTTGGATGAAACATTTGTAGACCCAATTTATGTTATCCAAGGCCATGATGGTAGTATTACTCCTACATTTGGTGATTTTAGAGATGATATCCTTTTGGAATTTGAAAAGCGTGTCTACAATAATATCAAGGCCAAGTTTAGCCTAGACAAGGTGAGCATTTTTGATGTTCGTCCTGGTAAGTTCAGAGATAATAATTACACCTTAGCAGAATATAACAACATCATTGGTAAGAGTTTTGGTAAGTGGGCTGGTAGCCATCAGGTTAACTATTCAGAAACAACTGGGTACAGCTCAAACAATAGTTACACCTGGAATTACAAGAGTATGTCTAATAAACTGGACGATACTTTATTACAAGGTAGTTGGAGAGCTATATTTGAACACCACTACGACACTACTCGTCCGCATACACACCCCTGGGAGATGCTAGGATTTAGCGATCAACCAGATTGGTGGGAAATGAGATATGGTCCAGCACCATATACTTCTGGTAACTTAGTATTATGGGAAGACCTTAAAGCTGGTAGCATATTTTCTGGTCCTAGAGCTGGTGTAGATTTGAGGTTTGCTCGTCCTAGCTTACTTGACATTATTCCTACAGATGATTATGGTCAATTAAGACAGCCAGTGCAAATATTTGTTAAGAATTTTGATTCTAAGAAAACAAAAATTAGTTATGCCATTGGTGAAGTTGGTCCTGCCGAAGCAGCATGGCGCAGATCTTCCGAATATCCATTTGCATTAGCTAAAGCTATGGCTATAACTAAACCAGCTAAGTTTTTTGGTCACTTCTTAGACAACTTCAATTATGTCTACGATAAAGATATTGAAGAATTTACTTACGCAGGACTAAAACGTAGAATTCAGATTACTGATTTGAAAGTAAATGATGCTGATACTCAGTTCATTAGTTTAACTAACTATGTCAGAGACTTTCTAGCTGATTCTGGAATTACCCCATTAACTAAACTTACTCATGTTTACGATACATTGGGTGTTAAATTAAGTTACAATGTAAGCGGATTTACTGGTCTTGATTATATTAAGATTTTAGCAGAACAAGCCAGTCCTAATACAACAACTAACAGCGTATTAATACCAGACGATAACTTAAATCTACATGTTAAAAAATCAGTACCTCAGAGCAAAGTTACCTATAGTGCTGTAATTGTTGCGCGGTTAGGTACAGGATATAAAGTTCACGGATACAATTTAACAGACCCATATTTTACAATTATCCCTAGTACTGCAAATAATAATAAAACTGTTATTAATGTATTAGGTACAACTGCTACCATATATAACGATTACGATGCAGTCAGAGTAACCATACCATACGGCACCGAGTTCGTTAACAGACAACAAGTAGTAGATTTCTTAGTAGGTTATCAGAGACATCTGTTAAGCCAGGGCATCTTGTTTGACGAGATTGATTCTGATTTAGGTCTAAGCAGAAACTTTGTATTAAGCGCTCATGAATTTATACTTTGGTCCAAACAAAACTGGAACACCAATACAGTTATTGTTCTAAATCCACTAAGCAGCAGAATTAGAATTAAGTCTGATTATAAAGTAGTGGACACTATTAATAGTGGTAAGTTAGGGTCAGGTAAAGTATTAGATCCAAACTTTAACTATCTTAGAAATAATCAGTTGAGTGTAGTTAGAATAGGTAACGATTTCGTAGTTAATGCCATTAACGATCAAAGCATGGCCTTAGTAGAAATGAACCTGGTAGAATACGACCATTGTTTAGTATTTGACAATGCAACCATATTCAATGACACTATATATGAGCCAAGCACCGGAAATCGTCAGCAACGACTTAAGATGGTTGGTCACAAAACATTAGATTTTGACGGAAGTCTATATGCACCTGGATTCGTATATAATAGTGAAAATGTAGATACCTGGATGCCAGGCAAAGACTATAAAAAGTTTACTATTATTGAATTTAAAGATGCTTATTATGTAGCATCAGAAGATATTCCTGGTACTGATATATTTGACTACAACAAGTGGCAACTAAGTACCAACCAAACTATAAAGTCTGGATTACTTCCAAACTTTAGTACCCTCGCAAGTAATTTACAAACTACTTACAATACTTCAGATATCAATTTAGAGTCTGATTCAGATATCTACAGCAAGGGATTACTTGGTTTCCGTAAGCGTAATTATTTTGAAGATTTAGGTCTGGACGATACTAGTCAGGTTAAATTTTATCAGGGCTTTATCAAAGAAAAAGGTACGATAAAAAGCGTACAGGCTTTACTGGGTGCAGAATTTGATAAATTTACCACTGACATTGACTTATACGAAAGCTGGGCACTCAGAGTAGGCGAATATGGTGCTACAGATATTAATCAGGTAATTGAAGTATTTGTTCCTGAAAAGCCCTTTGCTGCCAACCCAACTTATGCAGAATTTTTAAATGATGGTGATACTGAGCCAAACTTAAACTATTGGTTCAAACCAACCAGTACTGCTGAACACAAAATAAAATTATTACCAAACAACTATGACAAGAACATATTCTTAACTACCAAGAATCTACTTAGATTAGAAAAAGAAATTAAAACTGCTGGCTACTTAAAAACAACCGACATAGATGGTACTATTTTTGATATTGAAGCTATTGCCCTGGCAGATAAAGAAACATTCATTAACAGTATTGGCTCAGGATTTAAACTCTGGGTAGCTAAAAAAGCTAACAATGACTGGGATGTTTACAGAGCATCACAGAACAAGGCTGTAATTACCAAAGTTACAAATGCACTAGAGGGTTATGTTGAATTTACCACAGACATTCCACACGGATTAACTCTGGGAGATTTCGTTGTAGTTAAGAATGTCAGTACCAACTTTAACTATATCTACAAAGTTTATAATGTAAACAGCCTAACAAGTTTCTTAGTAAGCATTGACACTGGATTAATTGATCTAACAGGCTTTGAAAGCCAGGACGCTACTGGTGTATTGTTTAACTTACACACAGTAAGATTTAGCACTATTGCAGATTGGGCTGAATATACTCCTGCAGAAGGTTGGACTACTGACGACATAGTAGCTATTGATCAATGGGGTACAGATTATGTAGACTGGGCTGTTTGGAAAAAGACCGATAACTATCTACTTAATGATGGCATTACTAGACCAAGTGCTACATCAACTGAAAAGTTTGGTGAAAGTGTTGCATTTTTAGATAATGGACAAGTATTATTGGCTGGGTTAAGTGATAGTGGAACCGGCAAAGTAGTTAGTTACTTAAACAAATCAGATAACAGTTCAATACTAGCTGATGTTAGTACTAACACAGATTTTTATGAATACAATGAGTCAGAAACTGTTACAGCAACTAACCTAGACAATTTTGGTAAAGTAATTAGTGCAAGTAATAATGCATGGTTTGCTGTGGGTGCTCCTGAATCTAATACGAGCAGTGGTTATGTATTCACATATAAGCGTACAAACACCATAGCAGACGGAAGTTCAGTTAGATTAGAAGTACAACAAGCATTTACTAGCGGTGTATTAGCAGCATCATTTGGTGCAGCATTATCTATTAGTTCGGACGCAAAATGGTTGTATGTTGGCCAACCTAACAGCATCTCTGGGGCAGTTTATGCTTATAGATTAGTTACCGGTGGAACAGCAGCAACTGGTACTTTAATTGGTGATGGATCAACATCAATTAAGGCTTGCCCTGTAAGTTTCAATAGTGCTTATCAGTTACAAATAACTGACACCACTGGTAAACTATATGTTTACTTAAAAGATTACACCATAAGCAGCACAAATATTGTGTTTACATCAGCACCAGCTGATGGGTTAGTTATTACAGTAAATGCATTATCAGAATATTATGTGTATAATGATACTATAAGTGATTTTGTATCATTTTCTGGTTTTGGTACATCGGTAAGCACTACCACAGATGGTGCTCAGGTAGTTATTGGTGCTCCAAGTTATGATTCAACTGCTACAAATAATGGTATCGTATATGTGTATGATAGAAGTATCAATGCTGAATTAGCTGATAGCAGCACATTAACATTCCAAGTATTACAGGGGTACACTGATTCAATAAATCCAAGAGTTACTGTAGACGGCACAGAAGTTACTGTTAGTAGTTTTAGTACAGTAGCATCAACAAGCACCACAGTAGTATTAGCACAGGCCCCAGCATTAGGTTCAGAAGTTAGAATTGAAACTAACAATTTCAGACTATTGAAAACTATTACTCCAGCTGATACTGAAGAAGGACAGGCGTTTGGTACTAGTGTATTAATTTGCCCAGCTAACTGTACCATTTATGCCAGCGCACCAAATCAAGATAATGCGTTGGTTAGAAACACTGGTAGTGTATATCGCTTTACTAATTTAGGTAGACTGTATGGTGTTGTGACTGGTACCGTGACTAGCCCAACAGTAACTGCAGGCCACAGAATACGCATAAATGATTACGAGGTTGAATTTACTGGCACATCATTAACTAGTGTTATTGACGATATTAACAACGCTCTTATCCCAGGTATAACTGCAAGTAACAGTAGCAATAAATTAAAAATTACTTGTGACACTGAACTAGTAGCTAATAAACTGAGAATTTTACCTGGTAATACTGGTACAGCATTAACTGATTTAGGTCTGGATATTTTCACAAACACACAGACAATTAAGAATCCTAATCCTTACGACAATGCTAACTTCGGTAAAACTCTAGCACTTAAGAATACTGCTGATGTATTGTTTATTGGTTCTGATGTTGCTAATACTATAGAAATAACTACATTTGATGATAGTACAACTAGCTTTGACCAAACAAGTATTGTGTTCAAAGACGAAATTATACAATCTGGTGCAGTACTAGTTTATGAATATATAGCAGAAAAAGTAGACAATACTGACCGCCCAGGATTCTTCATATTCAGCCAATACCTAGAACCAGGTAGCATGGCCAGATACGATCAATTTGGTGCAAGTATTGCTGCTTATGGTAATAATGTTGTTGCTGGGGCACTAGGATCAGATGTGTTTGGTGCCAATTATGGTGCATTATTTGGATTTAGAAATGTTTCAGAACGCAGCTGGGCCACAACTAGCACTGCACCAGCTAAAGTTGATATTGACATCATTAATGAAGTAACTATCTACAACTACAGAACAAAGCTAAAAGTTCTTACTCTGGATATATTGGATCCAGCCAAAGGTAAAATCCTAGGATTAGCTTCACAAAACATTGATTATTCTAGTAGCTTTGATCCAGCAGTTTATGGCACCAGAGAAACAAAAAATCAGCTCTGGGGATCTACACAAATTGGTAAAATTTGGTGGAACACTAATACTGTCAGATACTTAGATTATGAACAATCAGATCTGGGATATCGTAGTGTAAATTGGGGCAGAGTATTCCCAGGCAGTAGCATTGATGTTTACGAATGGATTGAAAGCACAGTTCCACCAGTGGATTATATTGCTGCTGGCTACGAAGGAACACCATATAGCACTGATTTAAATAATGCTGTAGTTATTACTAAATTAGATCCTGTTAGTTTAGCCAATTACAACTTGTATTATTTCTGGGTCAAAGGTAAAACAAATATTAACCCAGCATCAATTAAAACTTGTAGTGCAGCTACTATTACTGACTTAATTACTGATCCTAAGAATCAGGGCATTGGGTATGCAGTACTTTCAGGTAGTAATTCGTTTGGTCTTTACAATGCAAGTAATTACCTAAGCGGTTCAGATTGTGTATTACATATTGATTATGATGTAGTTCCAAATTCTCAGGTCGTACATACAGAATTTGAATTACTACAAGAGAAAAACCCAGCATCAAAACTACCAGCAAAAATTATGAACAAGGCTATTGATAGCTGGGCTGGTCAGGATGCATACGGTAATGCCGTTCCTGATCCAACTCTGGATGAATACAATAACCTAGGTATTAGTGTTAGACCCAGACAGGGTATGTTTAGATTCCCAGATGTTGGGTTGCAAGAATTAGTTAGTTACCTAAACAGAACTTTTGCAAGCCTGAATCTTATTGAATACTTTGATATTAGAAAATTTGATATTGGTGAACCACTGCCAAGCAAAGCCAGAGGCGAGTACAACATTAGTGTTGACAATGACACAGAACTTAGTTACTTGGTCATTTCTGATTACACTGCTGGAGATAAAGTTCTAGTATTAGCAGACTCAACAAAAGAAGGACGTTGGACTGTTTATACATTAACTGGTGGAAGTTGGGTATTGTCTGATACTCAAAGCTGGAAGTTAGGTCTACAATATGATTTAATTGACTTCATAGCAAGTACCTATAACAATACTGCTAAGACTACCTATACAGTAAACACTAAAAACGATATTGAAAAACTAACATTAGAAAATAATGACACAGTATTCGTTCAGAACAACGGTAACAGCCGTTATGAAATTAGACTTTATACAGTAACTGATACTAGTACTACCTACGAAGTTGTAGTACAGCAAAATGCTACAATTAAAATTAAGTCTACTCTTTACACCAACAGAGATAACTTAGCACAAGAGATTCGTAGTTTACTTGGACTAGTTATTGGTGAAGTGTTTACAGCAGGACTAAGATCTTACAATAATAATTTAGCTTTTGTAATGATCCGTTACTTGCTCAAAGAACAAAACAATGTAGACTGGTTATTTAAAACTAGCTTTATTGATGTTGTACATAGATTCCGTAAGCTAGAACAAAACTCAGTTTATCAGAAAGACAATCAGGACTTCTTACTACAATACTTAGATGAAGCCAAACCATATCATACTAAGATTCGTGAGTACCTGTTAAATTATACTGGATTAGATGAGTGGAACGCTGATGTAACTGACTTTGACTTGCCTGCTTACTACGATGCAAATACTCAGTCCTTCCGTAGTCCAGATGGCACAGAAATAGGTGATGATGCTTTATTATCATCCGCTACACAATACAGCCAATGGTATGCTAATAGAGAATATACCATTACAAATGTAATTATTGAAGATGGTGGAACTGGATATGTAACGGCGCCCACAGTTACTATTTCTAATGGTGCTAAAGCATACGCATTAGTTTCCAATGGTAGTGTTAATGAAATTATTATTACTAGACAAGGAACTGGATTAACTACAACTCCAACCATTACACTAGAAAGTGATACTGGAACTGGCGCTAAAGCATACGCACAAATTGGTAATGATTTGTTAAGACACATCAAAACTACCATTAAATTTGACAGAGTTACTTATGATACTGCTGTAAATATCTGGGCACCAAGTACAACTTATACTCGTGGACAATATGTAGCCTATGATTACAGACTTTACTTTGTAGAACCATTGGACGGAAGCAGTTTAACATTTACTTCTGGAACTACATTTGATAGTTATAACTTAGTTGAAGTAATTAATCAGAACTTAATAGCTCGTAATACTCCAGCAACTTGGGCACCATATACTAACTATGTAAAAAATGATTATATTATTAACGAGGGTCAAACCTATAGAGTAGTTCAGAGTTTCACAAGTGACTTGCAATTTACTATGGGAGATAATCTCGTAGAAACTGCTGACATTACTTTTGATGACTTTGGCACTGCCAACGACAGAATTTGGGCATACTATAACCCAACATCAGGTATGCCTGGTAGAGTTCTAGGACAATTACAATCAGGTATTACTTACCCAGGTGTTATTGTAACCGGTGAGAATTTTAGTAGCCTACCAAACGACTATCCAACCACCATGAATCTAGATGATGACACTATCATTCAAAGTGACTTCATTGATACCGAACTAGGAACCAGACCAGAAGATATTATTGTAGATGGTTCAGGATTTGTGGATGAATACAGCAGCCATGCTCCAGAGGAATTAATTCCTGGTCGTATGTTTGATACTCTTAATATGCAGATCCATACGGCACCACTTTCAGATTACACTTTAACAATTGGTGCTGGTCCAAATACTACTCTGTATCTGTATACTGGAGATAATACTACTACCACATTCAGTTTTAAAGTAGCTGGTACATTTGATGATGTATTGTTTGTTCGTACTAAGAATCGTGGACAACAACTTGCAAACACTAATTTTACAGTTAATTACGCCACAAGTGAAATTACATTCAATTCTGCGCCAGCACTAAACGACATTGTTTATGTTCTGATACAAAACAATGGCGGTAACTATTTGTTATACGATAAAACTTACACTGCTGATGGAAGCACTGTTGATTTCAGACTACCAAGTGAATACGCTCTGATTCAAAACGCATTAGTATTTGTCAATGGAGAAAAAGCTACAAATTACACTGGTGTTAATGTTGCTGGGGCGTATGTGGTACGATTTAACACTCCACCAGCAGAAGACGCATTCATCCATGTATATGCATACAATGCTGTAGGAACTGCTAGAGAAATTCATCAAACAGTTAGAACAGTATCTGCTAGCCCAGTTTACCCAGATGATTATACAATAACTTTGGATAGGGCCATAGCAAATTGGGGTCCATACCATGCCAATATTATTGTTGAAGTTAATGGTAAGAGATTACGTCCAAGCAGCACTTCTTACTTTGTAAGTGATGGAAGTACTTTAACTTATACTCCTACATATACTGCTGATATCAATGGTGCTCTTGTGCCTAGTGGTGACATTGAAGTTTATGTTGCTGGTCAAAGAAGAATTGAAACCGTAGACTACAATTTAAGTGTTATTGATAACAGTACTGTAAGAACAGTTACATTTACTAGTGCTGTTGCTGCTGGCACAGACATAGCAATTAGTTGTGTTACTAATGATGAATTTATAGTAATAGATAATTCTACAATACTAATTAATAGTTCAGTTCCAGTTCCTGCTAATAGCACTGTAACTGTTACAACCTACAGTGTACATGATGCTGCTAGAATTAAAACTGTTAACAGATCAGGATTAAGCCTAACTAGTTTAACACTAATAAGTGGTTACGACTATGTTCCATATGATAACGCAACGTATGAAAATGCATCAACAACTAGTGTTACATCTGCTAAATTTAGTCTGGAAGATACACATTCCAGCATAGGCTATGTGTTAGTTTACAAAAACGGTATATTCCAAATTCCTGTTGCAGACTATGTTTTAACTGATAATGGCACTAAGATTGAATTTACCAATCCAGAATTAATCTCTAACACAGATATTATTACCATAACTGAGTTTACAGAGAATGTTCAGCGCGGTTTAACTAGTTACAGAATGTTCAGAGACATCTTAAACAAGGTAACATTCTACAGAATTGGTTTAGAGGAAAGCACAGTACTAGCACAAACTCTCAACTTAACTGATACTGAAATTTATGTAGCCGATGCTTCAGTTTTACCAATTCCTAGTGCTGCTAATAATAAGCCTGGTCGTGTTTTCATTAATGGTGAGTGTATTGAGTACTGGGACAGAGACATAGTTAACAACAAACTAAGCAGATTGTTCCGTGGCAGTTATGGAACAGGTGCTAAAACGACCCACAATGTTGGATCCTATGTTATAAGTGCTGGATTTGGTCAAACTGTTCCTGTGGAATACGATACAACTAGTATTGTAAAATGGGAGCCAAATAAAGAATTTGTTGCCACACAGTATGTTCTTTATGCTGGAACAATATATCAGGCCAACATAGATTTCACTGCTGGTAGCAGTTTCAGTGCAACCAACCTAACCGAAAGAGCTCAATATCGCGATAAGATTTGGTACGATATTGTTGCTGGCGGCCAGATTGGTCCAGACGGTAGCACCCTAGAGGTACTATTAACTGGTGACAGTTTGTACAATTCAAACACAGCACAGGTTAATTTTATAAGACAGGTAGCGGGTTTCATAGCCTAATAAATACATTATGACTTCAGACAAAGAAAACACAGACCCCATGGAAAACACAACTGAAAAGCAACCAGACGAGCAGTTTGGCGTAATGCTGCGCGGCCATATTAAAATATCTGATCCAGATTCTGGAGAAGTTTATGTAGACAAGCCTAATGCTATTCACTACGAAAACTTCTCAGAAGCACTAGCTCTTAGTGTAGGTAACAAAGAGACTGGATTCATTACAGAAATGCATTTTGGTAATGGTGGAACTAGCGTAGATACCACAGGTATTATTACCTACCTGCCACCCAACAATACTGGTATGAATTCAGATTTGTACAACCCAACTTATTACAAAATCGTAGACGATAACAATAGTTTAAACGTTGATCCTACTCGTAACTTTATTGAAATTCGCCATGTCCCAGGTAAAAAATATTCAGATATTTTAATTACTTGTTTACTAGATTATGGTGAGCCAGCAGTAGGGCAAACAGCATTTGATAATGCTACAGATTTAAATGGAAACTTCGTATTTGATGAGCTAGGACTTAAGAGCTACATTGGAGCAGGTACACAAGGAACTGGAAAATTGCTAACACATGTTATTTTCCATCCTGTACAAAAGTCTTTAAACAGACTAATACAAATAGAATATACAGTGAGAGTACAAACTCTTACTAATTTAACATAACAAGGTATGAGAAATGCCATATAGCGTAACTAAAACAGATGGTACAGTTGTAGCTACTGTACAAGATACTAAATTAGACACAACTACGGATTTAACCCTACTGGGTAAAAATTATCGTGGTTATGGCGAATTTGTTGCAAACAACTTTATACGTCTGTTAGAAAACTTTAGTTACACTAGTGCTCCAGCAAAGCCACTTAAAGGTCAGATTTATTATAATACAACTGATCGTAAACTTTATGTATATGATAGTGCAACAGTGGGTTGGAAAGCTCTGGCAAAGGTAGAAAATGCTAGCTCAACACCAAGCAATGTAACAACTGGTGAAATGTGGTGGGATACTACTAATAAACAGCTTAAAGTTTATGATGGTTCTGGATTTGTAACCATTGGACCAGCCACAGCATCAGGCTACGGAACAAGTGGTCAAGTAGTAGGAACCATACACGATTCAGGTGAAAACCTTAAGGTAGTAGTTTATGATTATGTAGATGGTACCCTGGTAGCTATTATAAGTCATAACCCTACATTTACAATATCCGGTTCTTCCGAAGCTGCATTATATACTGAATTTACTACCATATCTCCAGGTATTAATTTAAGCAAATCTGTAGCATCTGGATTAGCTAAATTTACTGGTACAGCAACCAATTCAGAGTTATTAAACAATCTAGCCAGTACTGATTTTCTTAGAGCCAATGTGGCGGCTAGTACTTCTGGTGCAGTTTCGTTCTTAACTGACACCGGTATCAGAGTTGGTGCTGGTTCTGACTTAGTAATTAATATTGACGGTGGTGGCGGAACGTATGCAAACTTTAAAAACCAAAGTACAAATGCTGATATTAATCTCATTGTAACTACTGCAACTGGTGCCAATACTGCTATAAGTATTAGTGGTTCAACAGCATTAGCAACTGTAGCAGGCAACCCAACAACTGGATTAGGTATTGCTACTAAAAACTATGTTGATACAGCAGTCGGTAGTGGAAATGCATTGCTCCGAGACGGTACAGTAAGTGTTACTGGTAACATTAGCCCAGATACTAATAGTACAAGAAGTTTAGGTACCACTCTTTTACGATACAAAGATATATTTGGTACAACATTATACGGTAATGTAACAGCAACTGGTACAAGCAGCCAGGGCAACATAAGCATTACTGGTACTACTGCTAGTACAAGTTCAACAACTGGTGCTTTAACAGTAGCAGGCGGGGCTGGAATTGCAGGTAATGTGTATGTAAATGGTATTTTAGGAAGTACAGCGTCAATACCAAGTACAAGTACCACAACAGGTGCTTTAGTCATAGCTGGCGGTGCTGGGTTGACTGGTAATATCAATGCAGGTGGTACCATAACAGGTGCTATTATAGCAGGTACAAGTGCAGGGGTGTTTGGATCAGCAAATACTGCTAGTGCTGGTGAAATTCGTTTAGCAAATACTGGCACTATTGCCTGGAGAAACAATACTAATACCGCAGATTCTGGAAACATTAGTCACAATGCAGGTAATTATCTAGTAGTTAACTCAACCAGTGGTGCAAATATAGCAGTAGCTGGTAGTACCGTTGCAAACTTTGCAAGTACTGGATTAAGTGTAGGTAATTTAGTAAGTTCTGGTAATGTTCAGATCGGTGGAAGTATAGCTGCCAACGCAGGCGTATTACAAGTTACTGGACACAGTTCTTTTTCTTCCATATTAGAAAAAGCTACTATTGACACTACTACAACATTGGGATCAAGTATTACAACCAACATTGATTTATTAACTTCTGCTGTGATATATTTTACACTTAATGCTGTTGCTGGATTCAGTTTTAATGTCAGAGCAAGTAGCACACAATCACTTAATAATGTAATGAGTGTAGGGCAAACTGCTACATTAGCTATATTAACTACACAGGGATCAACAGCATACGTTACACCATATTTTTATATTGATGGTGGATCTGCAATACCAGTTAAGTGGCAAGGCGGTTCAGCACCAACCTCGGGTAATGCTAATAGTATTGATGTTTATACTTTTACTATTATTAAAACAGCCAGCGCAGTTTTTACTGTACTAGCCTCACAAACTCAATTTAAGAACTAACGATGCCATCCGTAGCAACTTTTGGATCAATGTCAGGCAGAGGATTTGGTAAACTAACCAGATCAAAACGAGGACCATTGATTGAATTGAAAATGTGGGGTGGTGGAGGGGCAGGTGCTAGAAAATCTTGTGGTAATTCTGCTCCTGGTGGAAACGCTGGTGGCTTTGTAATTGCTGTTACTGATCAAGTATTACCTGGAGACGTTCTAACAATTTATGTAGCAGGTGGTGGCTCTGGTGGTTCTGGTGGTTATGGTGGCGGAGGTGGTGCTGGCGGCAATGGCGGCGGCGGTGGCGGAGCCTCATACGTTTATTATGGAACTACCTTGTTAATGGTTGCTGGAGGTGGTGCTGGTTCGGGCCAAGGACAAGGTGCTGGTGGCTACCCAAATGGTCAAAATGGATCTAATGCTGGGTCTGGTGGTACAGCAGCTACTGGTGGAACTCAAACTGCTGGTGGAACAAGAGGTTCTGGCGGATTTAATGGTGGTGGTTCTGGTTCTACTGATGGCGGATTTTTACAAGGCGGTCAAGGTTCAAGCTGTGATGCTGGCGGCGGTGGAAGTGGCTATTGGGGTGGTGGTGGCGGAATGGGAGATTGTGGAAGCTGCCCTGGAGCATCGGGCGGCGGTGGCTCAAGCTATTACAATCCGAGTTTTATGAGAGATTTTTCGTTTTTTAACGGCAGCGGTGCAACACCAGGGGCTGCTGGATTTGCAGATTATTCTGCTGGTTTAGGAATAGGTGGTGGCTATACTGGCAATGGTGGTAATGGTAGAGTAGTAATTACTATTGATGGAACCAAATATTATTTTGATTACACTGGTTCTCCTCAGACTTTTAGAATTAGAGGTACTCAATTTATTGTAGTTGGTGGCGGTGGTGCTGGCGGTGGTTCTACAGCAGAAGGTTCTGGCGTTGATGTTGAAAAGGGCGGTGGTGGCGGTGGTGCTGGCGGCTATGTTACCGGTAACTACATATTACCTACCGCAGGAACAACTTGGACCATAACCGTTGGAGCAGGCGGTGGTGGCGGCGGTGGCGGATCAAGCGGTGGCAGTGGTAACAGCAGTTCATTTAACAGTATTATTGCCAATGGTGGCGGTGGCGGTGGCGGTGGATATAGTGGAAACGGTCCCAACGGTGATAGACCAGGCAGATCTGGTGCTAGCGGTGGGGGTGCAGGCGGAAGTGGTGGAATTAATTCTGGTGGATCAGCAAGTCAGGGATATAACGGGGGAGGTTCTGTTGATGTAAGTGGAGGAAACGGATCTGCTGCTGGTGGAGGTGGCGGGGCTGGTGGGCCAGGCCAAACCGCAACAGGTGACAACGGTGGTAATGGTGGTCTAGGAATACTCAATAACATTACAGGAACAGCCGTAGTCTATGCTGGCGGTGGTGGTGGTGGTCGCGCAGCCAATCAGGTAGGTACCAACGGTGTTGGGGGCGGTACCAACAACGGAGCCGGACAGAACGCTGGCCAGGCAAATACTGGTTCAGGCGGTGGCGGTGGATTTGATAATTCTTCGGGTGGAGATGGTGGTTCAGGAACAGTGGTTCTCAGATATGAAGTTACATATCCAGCCCCAGTTTCTAGCCCAGGAGCAACTATATCTGTCATAAATGGTTACAGAATTATTCAGTACAAAACACCAGGGAGTTACACGCTTACATTCTAATAAATATGTTAGAAACGTGCTTTCAGAATAGAATAAATACTAAGATATAAGGTTAAAACATGGCTTACACAGTTAATAACACCCAGGGTAGCGTAGTAGCTACTGTAGCAGACGGTACTATAGATACTAGTACCACTAGTATTACCTTTATAGGTAAAAACTACGCTGGTTATGGTGAAATTCAAAACGAAAACTTCCTAAAATTAATGGAAAATTTCGCTAATCCTACACAACCCAGCACACCACAGGCTGGACAATGCTGGTGGGATACTAGTACAACTCTGTTAAAAGTCTGGAGCGGATCCCAATGGAAAAACGTTGGTAGCGCCACAGCCAGCGCCACAGCACCCTCAGGTCCAAATCAGGGCGATCTCTGGTACGACACAACTAACAAACAACTTAAAGCCTATAACAGCACAAGCACAAACTGGGACTTAATTGGTCCAGATTATACCGCAGCACAACAACTTAGCGGACAAGCAATTCAGACTATCTCTGATGGGGTATCAGACCATGTTGTAGTTTACATCTATGTTGCTAGTGTACTTTTAGCAATCTGGAGCAAGGATGCTACATTTACACCAAGCCCAAGCATTACTGGTTTTAGTGTAATTAATCCTGGTATTAACTTTAACTCTAGTATTTCAGGTATTAGGTTTGCAGGTACTGCTAGCAACTCAGATTTACTAGACAACCTAGATAGCACACAATTTTTAAGATCAGATGTTTCTGATAGCACAGATGGTCAATTAACCATTAACAATAACTCTGGTCTAATAGTTGGAACCAGTAACGATTTTACTGTAACAGTAAGTGGCACCAGTAGTATAATTGGCACCACCACAGGTAACCTAAATCTAACGCCAGTAGCTGGTGCAAGCACTGTGATATCTAGTAATTTATTAGCAACTGCAAGTACAGCTAGTACAAGTTCAGCAACTGGTGCTGTAAGAGTAACTGGCGGTGTTGGTATTGGTGGCAACTTATTTGTAGGCAGTGCTGCTACTATTGGTGGTAACTTAACCCTAACTGGCGGTACTATTAATAGTACTGGTGGAGTTAGCATTTCAGGTAACCTAAGTGCAGGTAATATTAGCACAACAGGTGAACTTGCAGCTAACATTACAAGCACTGGAACTAGTTCTTTTGCAACTGCTAATGTTAGTACATTAGCAAACATTACATCAACTACAGCTAGTACAAGCACAACAACTGGTGCATTACAAGTAGCTGGTGGCGTTGGTATTGTAGGTAATGTTAATGCTGGTAATGTAAGCGCAACCAATGTAACTGGCACGTTAACAACGGCTGCACAACCTAATGTAACAAGTTTAGGTACATTAACTGGATTAACTGTTAACGGCGTTACTACTATATCAGGTGCTAACCTAATAGTTAATAGCACCCAGGTTGATTTTACAGATATTAATTTAACAGTAGCTAAAGGTGCTACAGCAGCAGGAGCCAGCGGTGGTGGTTTAACTGTAGATGGTGCTGGCGCCACACTGACTTATGATAACTCAGATGCAACCTGGAACCTAAACATAATAACTAAATTTGCTAGTGGTATTAAAGTTTTAGGCAGTGTGGCAAGTACAGGTTACACCACAGGTGCAGCAGTAATAACAGGTGGTTTAGGTGTTTCAGGTAATGTATATACCAATGGTAATATTTTCTCCAACGGTGATGTTGTAGCATACGCAAGTTCAGATGCTAGATTAAAAACCAATGTTAAGAATATTACTAATGCCTTAGAAAAAATTAGCAAAATTAACGGTGTTACTTTTGATTGGATTACACCAACACCAGATCGTAACCGTACTGAAGCAGGTTTAATTGCTCAGGAAATTCAAGCAGTATTGCCTGAAGTTGTAACTACCAGAGAAGATGGTATGTTAGCGGTCAAGTACGACAGAGTGATATCATTATTAATTGAAGCCATAAAAGAACTAAAAGCTGAAGTAGATCAACTAAAAGGGCAATAATCGATGCCATACAGCAGTAAAGTACCAACTCAGGGCATTATTAGATTAAGCCAACTTCAGGAAGAATATGGTGGAAATAATCCTATCTCCCTGGGTGAGTATTATAGAAATGGATCGTATGTAACAGATATTGGTGTTAATTCTGGTGTACCTACTTCAGGTCAAACAAGTATGCGTCTTTTTTATGGTACTGCTAAATCAGTAACACCAGCCATAACTACATCATATACCGTACCAGGAACATATACCTACGAAGTGCCAGCTACAGTAAGTAGTTTGGACATAAGTGCAACGGGCGGTGGGTCTAGTACTGCAACAACTACTAAAGCTGTACCAGTAACAGCTGGTGATTTAGTTAGTATTCAAGTTGGCTTAGGCGGGTCCAGTTCCACAGTTTATCCAGCAACACTTCCTGGAACATATCCAGGATTCTTAAACGCCTACGGTATCTGGAATTCGGGCATGAGCGGTGATGTTTTTGATCAAACCTGGAGTGTTTATTTCCCTACAACTGGTCTTTATGTAATTACCGCTACAGCCGATAATGCCCATTCCATTTATATAGATGGAAATACTGTTAATACCGGTAGTAATTGGGGAATTGTAGTAACTACAACATATAGTGTTACCCAGGGAATCCACTCTGTCAGAGTGTATGCTGAAGACTGGGGAATGCCAGCTAGTGTTGGGGTAGTAATAAGTGAAGGTTACGATTACACAACAGGACAAGTATTTACTACTAGGAATCCTAACGGTATAGGCACTGCTAGCTCAGCTACAGTGGCTGGTAGAACAGTTAATAATGCAGGTGGTTTTGGAACAAATGTCGGACAAGTTAGTATCACAGCACACGGCACAACTACTTATTCTACTGCAGGTGTTTATACATACACAGTTCCAACTGGTACAACATCAGTTTCCATTGCTGTAACTGGTGCGGGTGGGGGCGGTGGTGGATCAGATTCAGCTGGCCCAGGTGGTCCAGGTGGTGCTGGAACTACAGTTTCAGGAACTTTATCAGTTACTGGTGGGGATGTTCTTACTTTGTACATAGGTGGCGGCGGCGGCGCCGGGGGTGGTGGACAGGGGACAGGTGCTGGTGCTGCGGGTATTTCTCAAGACCCAGGCGGTTACGCTGGTGGGCGTGGAGGTAATTCTGGTCCGAATCGCGGCCCAAGTGGAGGAGGTGCCGGCGGTGGTGCGGTTACTACATTATGGAAAAACGGAACTAGGTTGGTAGTAGCTGGCGGTGGTGGTGGCGGTGGTGGGGGTTCCTGGAACCGTAGCGCCTATCCTGGTCTCACCAACACTGGTGGAAGTGGCAGCATTAATGGCGCGGCAGGAGTAGATTTTAGCGGTGATGGCGGTGGCGGTGGCGGTGGTGGTGGTGGTGTTGATGGTGGTTATGGCGGTGCGGGTGGCGGCGATAACGACAATGGTGGTCAGGGCGGCGGTGGTGGAACAAGTTTAGTTCCATCAGGTTGGACCAGTGCTAATGGACTTAATGGAGCTGCTGCACAGGGAACAAATGGTGGTGCCGGCAGAGTTACTATTTCCTTCTAAGCATAAGTATATATTATGGCATACACAGTAAACAATACACAAGGCGCAGTAGTTGCAACCGTAGCAGAAAATACGTTTGATACTACAACTAGCCTGACTTTAATTGGTCAGAATAAATCAAATTTCGGTGAAAAATTTAACGAAAACATGATATTCTTGCTTGAGAATTTTGCTAATTCAAGCGCACCAGCCAGTGCTATAACTGGTCAACTCTGGTGGGATACTGCATCAAAACTGTTAAAAATTAATACAAGTGCTACATCTACAGCAACTTGGAAAGTGGTTGGAGCCCCAACATCAAGTGCATCAGCACCCACAAGCCCAACACCTATCACAGGTGACTTTTGGTATGACACTACTAATAAACAACTTAAAGTTTATAGTGGTACAGGCTGGGATTTAATTGGTCCAGATTACACTAGCTCACAGGGATTAAGTGGACAGAAGGTGAACACTTTAAGCGATGGCGTAGCTAACCACGTTGTTGTAGAATTTTGGATTGGTGGTACGTTAGTGGCTATTTTCAGCAAAGATAGCACATTTACTCCAGTTCCATCCATAGCAGGATTTACAACTATTAGTCCAGGATTTAGTTACAGTAGTTCAGTTTCAGGTGTAACTGCTGGTAATGCAGCAACTCTAAACGGATTAAGCTCTAGCCAGTTTTTAAGATCTGATATTGCTACAACCAACAGCAATACTACCGCATCAAGTAGTACAACAACAGGTGCATTGGTTGTAACAGGTGGTGTTGGTATCGGTGGTAACTTGTATGTTAGCGCCAATATTGTTGCTGGTAACCTCACTGTTAATAGTGTTAATGTACTTAATGCAGTAAGTGTAGTTAGTGCCCAAATAGCTACTAATTCAGCTAACATGACAAGTATTGATACAAAGTTAAGCAATGCAGTCAGTGCCGTTAGCGCACAATTAACTAGCGTTAAAAATAATTTACAAAGTGCAATCAATACAGTTAGCGCACAGGTAAGTGCTCTAGTAGCAGGTAACTTAAGTTTGGGTGCAGTAGCATCCAATATCCTTCCTACCACAAACAATACCTATGTTATAGGTAATACTTCTTATCGTTGGGCCAATGTCTGGGCTGGTAATTTTTATGGTACAGCAAGTTCAGCAGCTTATGCTGACTTAGCTGAAAAGTTTGTACCAGATGCAAACTACCCAGAAGGTACTGTAGTTATGGTGGGCGGCGAAAAAGAAATTACTGCTTGCCAATTAGAATCCAAAGCCATTGGTGCTATTAGTTTGAAACCAGCCTATGGCATGAATAATGATTTAGAAAATGGTGTTTTCGTAGCATTAAAAGGACGGGTACCAGTCAGAGTAATTGGTCCAGTCTACAAAGGAAACGAATTGGTGCCAGCAGAAGCTGGCAGAGCTCAGGCACTGGGTAATTCAGGTGGAAAAGTATTTGGTGTAGCCCTAGAAACCAATACTGATTCAGCTGAAAAAACTATAGAAGCTCTGATATTATAAATACATGAACAGGTTAGAATAAATGACATACGCTGCCGGGCAAACAATTCTTAGAGATGAATATAATATTTTCGCAACTGGTGCGGCAGATGGAACAGCTACCAATTCAGGAAATATTAACAATATCTGGGGAGCCGGAAATGGCAACTCAGGCTACGGACAAAGCACCACATTAACCGCAGTTAGTACTGGTAATACAATCACTGCCACCCAATGGGCCAACATGGTTGCCCGTTTGGATAGTATTAGTAAACATCAGACTGGTTCAGGCTACACTCCAGCAACAGGCCCAAACCCTATTACAGCTGGTAGTACAATTACTGCTGTATCAGATTTAGCGACCAAACTATCTACTCTGTATACTAACAGATTGGTCTATACCGCTCAGGGTACTAATGCTACAAGCACAACTACTCCAGCAACCTGGAATAGTGCAACACCAACAACCTTTACCATAGTAAGAACATTTACTTTTGCTGACGAAAACTCAGCCAGATACTTTTTTAATTCTGGTGGACAAATTGGTATAACTTTTGCAACTGCTAGTGCTGCTGACACTGACAAAGAAATTAAAATGGCAGAACTAATTGCCAGTGTAGGTACTCATTATCTCAGAGCTAATAGCTGTACCAGATCAGGTACAGGTAATACTCAGACAACTTTTAACTCAGCTACTGGTTATTACGACCTAACTCTTACGGCAACCACTGCTTTAAAGTTAACTGAGGATACTGCACCTTATACTACAAACACCATAGATATAAAGTGGAGTACCAATGCTCTTAATGCTTCTGGATTGGGTGGAAAAGGCAATATTATAACCTGTACTATTGTATTAACTGAAAATGCAACTGACGACTTTAATGATGCATTTAACTTCACAATTACCACCAC